TCGTCGGCATCCCCTGGCGCGTGGCCTTCGCGCTGCAAGCGGACGGCTGGTGGCTGCGGAGCGACATTATCTGGGCCAAGCCCAACCCCATGCCAGAGTCGGTGACGGACCGCCCAACTAAGGCGCACGAGTACCTATTCCTGCTCACCAAGAGCCAGACGTACTACTACGACGCCGAGGCCATCAAAGAACCGATCAAGGAAGCCAGTATTGCGCGGCTGATTCAGGATGTTGAAAATCAAGAAGGCAGCGAACGCGTGCCAGGAAAAACAAATGGCAAAATGAAAGCCGTCAAGTTTGGTGGTAACAACCCATGCCCGGATACACGCCTTCAATCAGGCAAGGAATGGAATCCTTCAATGGCGGGGGGGGGTACGTCTTATAAAAATGGCCATAGTGGATATTTCGATAAGGACGGAAAGCCGCTTTGCGGAGTCATGGCGAATAAAAAAAGCGTCTGGACGATCCCCACGATGCCGTTCAAGGAGGCCCACTTCGCCACGTTCCCGCCGAAGTTAATTGAGCCGTGCGTGCTGGCTGGTAGTAAGGCAGGCGACCTTGTGATGGATTGTTTTTACGGCGCAGGGACAACGGCGCTCGTCGCCAAGCAATACAACCGCCACTGCCTCGGCATTGAACTGAATAAGGATTATATCGACCTGAGCCTGAAGCGGCTCACGCAGGAGGTGTTGGCGTTGTGAACACGACCTGTCCGATCTGTGACCGCATCTTCTCCGGCTCGCGCTGTGCGTGTGGCTACACGGCCGTCAAGGCTGCCCGCGAGCGATCTTACTCTCGTGCCCCCTGCGACTTCTGCCCGGCGCCTTGGGTGACGCAGTGGGTGGACTTCGAGGGGGAGGGGATCAGGTTCGTGTGCCGTGTCCACGGCGATCCGGCAAGCTGGCTGTCCGGCGTGAAGCCCCGGTATCAGGCCGCGCCGATCCTGCTGGAGTCCGCAGCCAAGGATGCAGGGGTTCGGGTGCATCGAGGCGTGAGATGTTCGGTGCCAGCGGAACCGTCGGAACGGCCACGCTCACCGTCCACGATGGCCGCACAGGTGGCGGAGAAGCTGGCGATGAAGGAACTGTGAGCGTGAACGCCGACCCGCGCTGTCCGACCCACATTCCGGATGAGCCGGACTTCTCGCCGGCGGATGTGGCCGCGCTGCTGAGTGTGGACACGGCCAACGTGGACTACTGGATGAAGTCCGGCAAGCTGCACAAGCGGGAGAATTTTCGCGGCAACCCTCGCATTGATCGGGACGAACTGGTCCGGTTCTGCCGCGAGTACTTGCACTGCCGTATTGACTTGTGAAAGGATGAACGCGATGAATCAAGGGATAGCAACGGTGGCGGTCTGGAGCAGTTTCTTTATGTGGCCGTTCCTGGTCAGACGAACTGAAGGCCCGATCGGAGTCATCTTGTCCTTCCATTTGTTGGTTGCCTCAGTGGTGACCGGGTGGGTTTGGCGATGATCATCATGGATCAGATCGACACTGTATGGGTTGTGGAGCAGGGGTCGTATTCTGACTACCGCGTGGTTGGTGTGTTCACGGAAAAACGATACGCGCAGGTGATTGCGGATCAGGTAAATAAAATAGGTGCCGATGAGGCGACAGTGGCGGAGTGGCCGCTTAATCCGTGTATTGAAGACCTCAATGCAGGACGTGTCCAATTTAATGTCAGAATGCAGCGTGATGGGACAGTCGAAGATGTGACCCCACGAGAATTTTTAAAGTGCGAAAATACAACGGTTGCCATCTGGCAGCGTACACGAGTGCTGATCTATGCTGGCACGGGTGTACCGGATTGTTTAACGGCTTGTGTGTGGGCCACCGATCAACAGCACGCGGTGAAGATTGTCAACGAGCGACGCGCCCAAATGATTGCGCAAGGTGCGTGGCCGGTATGAGTTTTTCGTTGGCCTTTTCTATTCTGGCGTTGGTTGTCGCAGGTTGTGTTTTTGTTTTGACCGTCGTGTTGCCTTCCCGTCGTCACTAACTTCTTTCTCACTTAGCAAACGCTAAGTCTACTTTTTGCTTTCCTGCCTGCGGTCTTGTACTCCTTGGACATGGCTGCACGTGCGTCGGCGCTGAAAGAACAACGGTTCATCGCCGAATACAGCATTGATCTGAACGGCGCGCAGGCCGCGATTCGTGCGGGCTACGCCAAAGGATCAGCGCGGATCACCGCTTCCAAACTCCTAACAAAGCCTAACATCCAAGCTGCCATCAAGGCCGAACAGAACAAGCTCGCCGAAACCTGTGGCGTCACGCGAGAACGCTGCCTGCTTGAGCTCAAGCGCCTCGCCTTCTACGATCCCGGCAAGTTCTACGACGCCCACGGCAACCCGATTGAGATTCCCCTGCTGGACGAGGACAGCCGGCGGGCGGTCGTGGGCTTTGAGTTCACCGAGGACTTTCTCAACGCCAAGGACCCGGCTGGTGACACGAAGCGCGTGGCCTGCGGCTACACGAAGAAGTTCAAGCTGGCCGACAAGCACAAGGCCGTTGAGCTGTTTATGAAGGTCGTCGGGTACTACGTCGAGAAGCGGGAGCTGTCCGGGACCATGACGCTGGAGAAGTTAGTCACGGGAGAGGGGTTATCGAATGCCACAGAGTAACACCGCCCGCCAAGCTCATTCCAACATCCAAGCGTGGCGGCGCGATCCCGTGCGGTTCGTGCAGTCACAGTTTCACGCTGAGCCAGATCCGTTTCAGGTTGACGCGCTCCGAGCCTTCGCTGATCCAGAGATACAGCGTATTGCCATGAAAAGCGGAAAGGGTCCAGGAAAAACCACGACTCTCGCTTGGTGTGCGTGGAACTTTCTGGCGACCCGACCACATCCGAAAGTGGTGGCCACGTCCATCAGCGGTGACAACCTCGCGGACAATCTCTGGCCTGAAATGGCAAAGTGGCTGGCGAAGTCTCCCTTTCTCTCAGCCGCCTTTGTCTGGACGAAAACGCGCATCTTCGCCAAGGACCACCCGGAGACATGGTGGATGTCGGCGCGGCAATGGCCTCGGTCAGCGGACGCGCAACAGCAGGCGAATACGATGGCCGGGCTGCATTCTGCGTTCACGCTCGCGGAATTCGACGAGGTAGGGGGCATCCCTGACGGTGTACTGGCGACCGCTGAAGCCACACTCGCCACAACCGGCGGCGAGCACAAGATTGTCATGGCGGGCAATCCGACCGATGTGGCAGGCCCGCTCTATCGCGCCTGTACGTCTGAGCGTGATCGCTGGCACCTGATTGAGATCACGGGCGACCCTGACGATCCGAAGCGTTCCAGTCGAGTATCCGTCCAATGGGCACGCGAACAGATCACGACATACGGCGCCGACAATCCCTGGGTGCTGGTCAACGTGTTCGGGAAGTTCCCGCCGTCCAGTCTGCAAGGACTCCTGGGACCGGATCAGGTCTCGGCCGCGATGCACCTGGCGATCACAGAGTCGCAGTACATCCGGTCGGCCAAGATCCTCGGCATCGACTGTGGCCGCATGGGCGGAGCGCGGTCGGTGATCTTCCCACGTCAAGGGCTGATGGCGTTTGAGCCGGTGGTGATGCGCCCAGATCGGTCCGAGCGGGACTGGACGGGCAAGTTTGCCTCCCGCATTGCGCAGGCGATTGATCGCTGGCACCCGGACGCCGCGTTCATCGACGACACGGGCGGCTGGGCGGGCGGCGTGATCGACGAGCTGAACAACACGGGCTACACGCTCATTCCCGTCAACTTCAGCGGCAAGGCGCTGGACCCGCGCTACCTGAACCGACGGGCGGAGATGTATTTCAAAGCGGCGGAGCATATCAAGGCCGGGGGGGGCCTGCCGTACCTGCCGGAGCTCCAGCGTGAGGCGACGGCCTCCAACTACTGGTTCCGCAAGGGCGTCTTTCAGGTGGAAGAGAAGGACCAGGTCATGACGAAGTTGAACGGGGAAAGCCCGGACCTCTACGATGCCTTTGTGCTGACCTTTGCGCAACCCGTGGCGCCTCGTACTGGCATCCCGTGGTTAGACGAGCGGCGGGCGCACGCAAAAACGGAGCCGGATGATGAGCGGGACTACGAGGAGAGGATGGCGCGGGTATGAGCGAGGTCGTGGCCGTGGACGACTTGGGCGAGCTGGATGTGGATGAGCCGGCCGGCGTGAAGGCGACCCCTGCCGTGCCTGCGGCCGCGTGTCCTACCCCGCGACTGACGACACCCTCGACCATCCGGGCGCTCACGGTGGAGGAACTGCCAGGGATCGCGCCGTATGGGCAGGATTTCTACGCGGAGGCGAAGGCTCCAGGGCGCTTTCTGCCGGCGTTCTTCGTGTCCTTGTGGACGACGCTGATCACGAGCGGGCAAGGGGTCATTCTGGGCGTGTACGAAGGCGCGGAGTGCGTGGGAGCACTGGCCGCGATGGTGGCGCCGGATATCTACGACGGGCGGCCGATTGCGAGTGAGTTCTTTTGGTATGTGCGCCCGGAGTACCGGCGTGGCACGGTGCCGGTACGGTTGATCCGGGCGTATGAGGCGTGGGCGGTAAGCCAAGGGGTGGCCTCTGCGGATGTTCGGATGGCGGCGTTAGCGAGCATGAACGATGAGGCGGTCGGCCGACTGTACGACAAGCTCGGGTACCGGCGGCTTGAAACGACCTGGACAAAGGAGAGCTGACCATGGCGTTTGCGACGGCCACGATTCTGGCGGTATCGGCGGCGATTGCGGCGGCGGGGACGATTGCCACGACGATCAAGTCGATGACGGACAATCCGGGTGGCGGTGGGGGCGGTACAGGCGGGATGCCGACGACGCCCCCTGGCGCGGCGGCGGCCGATCAAGCGGCGGAGGTGGCGGCTCGCAAGAAGCAGCAGGAGCAGCGGCAGATCGCGGCGGCAGCGGGCGGGCGCAGCGACACGATCCTGACGGGCGGGCTCGGCAATGTCGGCGCCGTGAACACGCAGCCGCGCACACTGTTGGGAGAATGATGGCGTATCCCCAAACCACCTACGAATCGAAGAAGCAGCGCCTGTACCGGCTGGGGGCGCAGATGAAGCAGGAGCGCGACTCGTTCGACGCCCACTATCGGGAGCTCGGAGAACACTATGCGCCCCGGAGGACGCGGTTCTTCGATCAGGACCGCAACCGGGGCGACAAGCGCAACCAGAAGATCATCAACGAGGCGGGCATGCTGGCGGCGCGGACGCTCCGGGCGGGCATGACGGCGGGCATTACCTCCCCGGCGCGGCCCTGGCGTCGGCTCACGACCCCCGACCCGGACCTGGCTGACTTTGGCCGCGTGAAGGCCTGGCTGGACGTGGTGAACAAGCGCATGACGACGATTGACCTGCGCTCGAACTTCTACGGGGCGGTGCCGACCTTGTACGGCGATGACGGGGTGTTCGGCACGGCGGCGATGCAGATGGTCGAGGACGACGAGGACCTGGTGCGCTACTACACACATCCGATTGGGTCGTACTGGCTGGCCTGCAATCAGCGCGGCGTGGTCGATACGTTCATGCGGGAATTCACGATGACGGTGCGGCAGCTCGTGACGAGGTTCGGCGACCCGGAGGCGGGGCCGTCCCAGCGGTGGGAGAAGTTTAGTTGGCCGGTGCGGACGGCCTGGGACAACGGCAACTACGAGCAGGCCATGGCGGTCCTGAACTTCATCGTGCCAAATCCCGACTACGATCCGACCATGTTGGACGCGAAGTACAAGCGGTTTCTCTCCTGCTATTTCGAGCAAGGCGCAACCGGCATGACGGGCGCGGGGGCGCTCACGGACCTGGCCTCAATGAGCGACAATCGGTTCCTGCGCGAATCCGGCTACGACCGCTTTCCTGTGCTGGCGCCACGCTGGGAGGTCACGGGCGAGGACATCTACGGCACAAACTGCCCCGGCATGCAGGGGCTGCCGTGCGTGAAGGAGACACAGGCGCAGGAAAAAAAGAAGTCGCGGGCGCTGGAGAAGCAACTGAATCCCCCGCTCCAGGGGCCGACGGCGCTCAGGAACCAGAAGGCGTCCCTACTGGCTGGCGACATCACCTACGTTGATGAGCGGGAGGGCCGTGGTGGGCTCAAGCCGATCCACGAAACGAACCTGTCCATTGCCGACGTGAGCGCCGACATCGAACGCAAGGAGCAGCGTATTTCACGGGTGTTCTACGAGGACCTGTTCCTGATGCTGGACCGCATGGAGGGCATTCAGCCGCGCAACGTGGCCGAGATTGCCGAGCGGCATGAGGAGAAGCTGTTGGCGCTGGGGCCGGTGATGGAAGGGTTAAACGACGAGTTTCTCGACCCGCACACCGATCTGTTATTCAGCAAGATGCTGGAGGCGGGGCTGATTCCGCCCGCGCCGGAGGAGATTGCCGGGATGGATCTGCGAGTTGAGTACATCTCGATCATGGCGCAGGCGCAGAAGCTGGTGGGCGTGTCCGGCTTGGAGCGGTTCGTGGCCTTTGTGGGCAACATGGCGGGGGCCGTCCCGCAGGTGCTGGACAAGCTCGATGCGGATCACATCGTGGACGATTACGGCGACCGGATGGGGGTGTCGTCCAAGACCATCGTATCGGACGATCGGGTCCAAGCCATCCGGCTCCAGCGAGCGAAGCAGCAGGCGCAGATGGCCTCTGACCAGATGGCGTTGCAGGCCGCGCAAGGGGCGAAGGTCCTGAGCGAAACGAAGATGACGGACGATAGCGCCCTCAACCGCGTGCTCCAGGGGGCGTAATGGCAGGAGCAATCACACACTTCAACTGGCTGCGACGACACCAATCTAGCAGCGAAGGAGGTTCTAGTGAGTAACTATACGTTTTGCAAAGAATGCGGGTCGAGAAAAAATGAGAACGATGACTGTATCGACTTAGTTGTGGTGCGAGCGGTCGAAAAGATTGAACAGCGGGTAGATGTGATCTTCAAGCGCGTTATCAATCTGGAACGCACGATGACGAAGTATCCCAAGAAAAAGAGGTAGGGATGGCGGAGGATCACGTTGGCAAGACCGCAGACCCAGGGCAGGTCAAGAAGGCAGGCGAGCGGGCCAAGCTCACGCGACAAACGGAACTGCGCGACCTCCTCCACGTCCTCACGGATCGGGAGGGGCGCCGGTTCGTGTGGCGGTATCTCTCGGAGGCGGGCGTGTTCCGGTCCTCGTTTCATCAGAGTGGGTCCGTGGTCTTTTGGAATGAGGGCAAGCGGCAGATGGGCCTCACGCTGCTGGCGGACGTGATGGAGGCGGACCCGTCGGCGTACATGACGATGGCCACGGAAGCACAACAGGACGAGGCCAAGCAGCCCTCGTCGTAATCACGAAAGGATGACGCGATGACTGAGACACCCACGGCGCCTGCGGCACCACCCGTACCCGCAGCCGCGCCTGTCCCACCGGCTCCGGTTCCAGGCGCAGTTCCGGCTCCTCCGGCTGCCGCCGCTCCGGTAGTCGTTCCGGCAGTGACTTCGCCGCCCGCTCCGGCGGCATCGGCCCCTCCGGCGTCAGGTGAGGCCCCGCCCGCGGCTCCGGCTGCGGCTCCGGTGCCCTTGACCTTGACGCTTCCGGAGGGCTCTCAGCTCTCGCCTGACGCACTCAAGCGGATGACGGACGCGGCCACGGCCAGCGGCCTGTCGCAAGAGCACGCGCAGAAGGCGGTCGAGCAGGTGAGCGCCGAAGTGCAGACGTTTGTGCAGGAGCAACAGGTGGCGTTTGCGGCCACGACGAAGGGCTGGGTCGAGGTGGTGAAGGCTGATCCCGAGATGGGCGGCGACAAGTTCGCCGCCACGATCAAGGACGCCGCGAAGCCCATCGATAGGTTCTTCACACCGGCGTTCAAGAAGGCGCTGAGTGACACCGGGTTCGGGAATCATCCCGAGCTGGTGCGGGGGTTTGCCCGCATCGGGCGAGCCATGGGCGACGACACGATGGTCCGGCCGGGCGCGGACGGGGGCGGGCCGGCCAGGAAATCGACCGCCGATGTGCTGTACGGCGAGCACGAGAAGAAAGCAGAATGACCCCAGCCACCATCACCCTGCACGAGAAGCTGATCCGCCTGCTGAAGGGCATGCTCTCGGCATGGGAAGAGTGGCTGGACGACCAACGGAGACTGAAGACGACCGACTAAACAGTTCACTCACACCCTAAGCTCGCAGACGACCTCGCTTCACGCCTCGTCGCCTCCATGCCTCCTTGGGATTCCAACGAAGGAGACACGACATGGCGACGATTGGAAGTTCTTTACCCACCCTGGCGGACATCGCCAAAACCTGGGACCCGGATGGCAGGCCCGCCCGCGTGGCAGAACTGCTCTCACAGACCAACGAGGTCCTGACGGACATGCGCTGGCTGGAGGGCAATCTGCCGACCGGCCACCGGACGACCGTGCGGACGGGCCTGCCGTCGGCCACCTGGCGCCTGCTGAATCAAGGTGTGGCGTCGAGCAAGTCCACGACGGCGCAGATCGATGAGCAGTGCGGGATGCTGGAGGCCCGGAGCCAGGTGGACAAGGACCTGGCGGAGCTGAACGGCAACACGGCGGCCTACCGGCTGCTGGAGGGGCAGGCCTTCATTGAGGCCATGAACCAGGAGATGGCACAGACGCTGTTTTACGGCGCGGCGGCGGCACCGGAGGAGTTTGTCGGGTTGGCGGCCCGGTACTCGGCGATTTCGGGCGCGACCAACGGCTCGCATGTGTTGAGCGGTGGCGGGTCCGGGTCGGACAATTCCTCGATCTGGCTGACGTGCTGGGGACCGAACACCGTTCACGGCATCTATCCGAAGGCGAGCAAGGCGGGCCTCACGCATGAGGACCTGGGCCTGGGGGACGCGTTCGACGGCAGCAACAACCGCTACCGGGCGTACATGGACCACTGGCAGTGGAAGTGCGGCATCGCGCTCCGCGACTGGCGGTACGTGGTGCGGATCGCCAACATCGATGTGTCCGACCTCGTGGCGGACGTGTCGGCGGCGGACCTGATCGAGTTGATGATCAAGGCCATTCATCGCATTCCGACGATGAAGCTGGGCATGCCCGTGTTCTACATGAATCGGACGTGCTTTCAGATGTTGGACATTCAGCGCCGGGACGATGTGATCGCCGGCGGCGGGCTGCGCTACGAGCAGGTGGACGGGATCATGACGCCGACCTTCCGGAGCATTCCGATCCGCAAAGTGGATCAGCTTCTGGAGACGGAAGCAACCATCACCTAAGGCGGCTGGCCCATGGACTTAACCGAACGAACGAAAGGATCACGACCATGATTTTGGATGCACAATTACTGTTTTCGGACGCACAGGCGGTCACGACCGATGCCGTCGGGACCAACGTGATTGACCTGTCAATCGCCCGCTGCATTGGAACCGGCGAACCGATGGCGGTGCTGTTTTCGGTCGATGTGGCGGCGGATCAGACGACCGGCGACGAGGACTATTCGTTCGACGTGGAGTTCGCCACGGACGCCGCGCAGACGACGGGGCGGCAACGCATTGGGCGCCGGACGTTTGAGTCGGGGACGCCGGACGCGCCCGCGCAGGACGCGGATCTGCTGGTGGCGGGCTACCAGTTCTACATTCCGATTCCTCCGACCGACCGCTCCGAGGACGAGCGGTACCTGGGGATTCGGTACGACACGACCGGGACGACGCCGACCATCACGGTGACGGCGGCGCTGATTCCGCTGTCGATGGCGCAGAAGTCGGCGACCTATGCCAAGGGCTACACCATCACGGGATAGCCTGAGTGGACAACCAGACGGGGCGGCGCCGCTCAGGTAACGACGTGGCGCCGCCCCTCATCACGGAGGGCGGTATGAAGGTCGAAGCGATACAGCTGGGGTACTACGGGCTGCTGCGGCGGCGGGTGGGCGAGGTGTTCGAGATCGCGTCCGACAAGGACTTCAGTGCGAAGTGGATGCAGCGGGTTGATGGCAAGGCACCCACCAAGAAGGCGAGTGCCGCACACGACGAGGATGGGCAGGAGAAGAAGAAGGCCGGCAAGACCGCCGGCCGCAGTGTCATCTAACGGGCGCAACGTCTAGGCGCGGTAAGGCGTGGGCTTTCGTTCACGCCAGCCCTAGAGAAAGGAGCCATCCATGGCTTCCATTCGAGAGCGGTACATTCGGGAACAGATGAAGCGGGAGAAGCTGGCGGGGCGCTCCCATAATGTCATGGGGGAAGTGTTCCACGTCTACCCGGGCGCGTCGGCCACGCACATCACGTTCATCCGGACCCTGCACCGGAACGCCTACGCGACGATCGACCTGGCGTATGCGGACATGGTGAGCGGGCGCGGGGATCACATGGTGATCTGGCCGGGGACGCACACGCCCACGGCCTCGATCGCGGCGAGCAAGGACCGGATCACGATCTGGGGCTCGGAGGCCTGGATGGGCGAGTGGGTGCGCAAGCCCACCAGCATCATCGTCGGACCGGCGGCGGACGAGGCGTTCAACATCACCGGCGCGGACATGAATTTCTACGGGCTGACCTGTGTGCCGATTACGGCGAAGTCGTTTGCAGACTTCACGGCCACGGCGGACGGGCTCACGGTCAAGGGCTGTCATATCGATCTCGCCACGCCGGTCGTGAACATCGCCACGGCGGGGTTCGTGACGTTGTCGGGGGCGGCCATCGACAACCTGCTGTTCGAGTGTAACTACGCCCTGTCTGACGGGGCGCAGGGCGCGGCGCTGGACATCGCGGGCGTCATGCTGAACGGCAAGCTCAAGAACAACCACTACCATGTGAATGCGGGCACCTGGGCGTCGGCGGTCAATCTGGCCGCGATCGACGAGCTGGTGGTGGACGGCGACCTGGCGACGTGCGGCGGCACGGCCATGACGGCCTGCTTCACCGGGTCCGGCACGACGGTCATTGCGGGGGTGGTGTTCAGGAACTGCCACAAGGGCGTGCTGGTCACGCTGCTCGTCGATGGCTTTGCCACGACCTCACATGCGGAGATCGTGAACAACTACACGGCGACCATCGGGGGTGGGACGGGCTCGACGCTCGTCACGGTCATTACCTAAGCGGCGAGCGGATGCGCTCGGGGGCGCGGCAATCAGGCCGCGTCCCCTCCTCGGTTGGACAAGGAGACGTGATGGACCTACAGGTATTCGACAGCATCAAAACGACGACCGGCTACGGCATTGCGGCGTGGCTGTGGGTGATCTTCCTGAGCGTGCTCGGGAACGTGGTGTCCTACATCCAGAAGCTGAAGCGCGGCATCATTGATCGGGTGTCGCTGATCGAGTTCACGGCGGAGTGCGCGATTGCGATCTTTGCGGGCATGGTCACGTTCTTTCTGTGCGACGCCGCCGGGATGAAGCCGGCGCTCACGTCGGCCTTGGTGGCCGTGGCCGGACACATGGGCGGGCGGCTGATCTTTCAGATCGAGGAGCTGGGCTCCAAGATCATCACGCGGTGGGTGTGTAAGCTGCTCGGCATCGATGCGCCGGCTGATCCGGTGTCGGTGCCGGAGGTCAAGCCGTGAACTGGCGAGCCCAGCCAGGGTATGCCGAGAAAACGGCGCGGCTCGCCCAAGGCTTTCGCGTTCCGTTCGAGATGTTCCTCGACAACCTGGACCTGGCGGGCATCCCGTTCGCGCTGGGCGACACGGTCCGGGACCGCGATCGGGAGTGGGAGGTCTGGAAGATCGGGCGGCACTGTCCGGTCGGGGAGGATTCGTCAGATCCGCATGCGTGGACGGTGTACGCGCCCAAGCTGGTGGTCACGCAGGTGCCTCCCGGCTCCGGCAAGGGGCCGCATCCGTTCGGTCTGGCGGGGGACGTGTACCCGCTGAACGGGCATGCGCTGATGTCCCAGGATCACCCTAACTGGACCGGGACGATCACGACGATGTGGGGAATTGCAGAGATGTGCGGGATCGACGCGCTGGGGCATCCCCGCCCGGACCGGCCCGGGGACGAGTACGCGAGCTTCGATCCGTGCCACTTCCAAGCGCTGAATTACAGAACGCTGCTGCCGCCGATCACGAGGGAGGCGTAATGACGCGCTGGCGCGAGCTGACGACGGACGGCAAGGTAGCGGCAGTGAGCCTGGCGGCGGGTCTGCTGAGTGTGATCGTGGGGCTGGTGCTGTTGGTGCTGCACCGATGAAAGGAGACGACGCATGACGGCCATGGAGAAGATCGAAGCGGACTACCACAAGGCGCGGGAGAAGTGGGTGGAGGCGAACGGCTGGATGGCCGCGCACGGCGGGTCGCTGGTCTGGGGCCTCGCGGGCGTCGTAGTGGGGTTCGCGGTCGGCAAGCTGTTCTAGGCCATGGGCTACGGACCGCTGATCAAGTATGGCCTGATCGTACTGGCGTTCGCGGCGTTCTGTTTGGGCTTGATCGCCTATGGCGAGCATCGGAAGCAGATCGAGTGGGACGCGGCGATTGCCGTCCAGGCCGTGCAGGCGGCGGAGAACGTCATCAAGGCGGAAGAGAACACGGCATCCGTCGTGACGCGGTACATCCGAGTGAAGGGCGAGACGCAAGTGATCACCGAGACGGTCGAAAAGGAGGTCGTCAAATATGTGGATTCGCCTCATCCTGCCTGTCTGCTTGATCGTGAGTTTGAGCGCGTGTGGGACGACGCGAACCGTCTGTCCGCCGCCGCCGGTCCCGCCGGCGGAACTGCTGCAGGAGCCGCCGACCTTGAAGCCGCTACGGTCCTACGCGCCCATGCCGGGGACGCCCGCGCCTTCGCCGACCTCCGGGACCGCTACGCCGCGTTAGTCGAATGGGTCAAGACGACCTATGCGATCCAGAAGGAAGGCGCGGGGCGGTGATCGGCCTGCTCCTCACGCTCTGGCTGGCTGGCGCGATGCCCATATCGGCGACGGATTGTGTCGTGCGGGGGATGGTCTATGGCACGGACGAAGCGGCGGAAGTCGAGCTCATCGTGACGGCGCCGGACTTCTGCAACCTGCGGATTCTCCGCTTCGAACGGCATATCACCATTCTCTCCGGGGCCTGGCGTGTCGAACTGGACATCCCGCCCACCCTACGCGGATGGACGCGCTTCTACTACCTCTGGGGCTACGGCGTGGCCTACCTCGGCACGCAGAGCATCGCGGTCGAGTACGGCCCGATCGAGCACGGATAACACACCGGAGGGAGACCTAATGGAACTCAAGAGCATGAAGATGTCGCCGGCGGAGCAGAAGGAGTACGCGCAGCCGTCCTTGGTGACGGGGCCGGACGCGCCGAGCTATCCGTGGGGCCTGTGCCTGACCGTGGACGACGACGCGCTGGAGAAGTTGGGCCTGCCGGCGCTGCCGACCGTGGGGCAGACGATGATGCTCATGGCCAGCGTGGAAGTCAAATCCGTCTCGGCCTCGCAGCGCGGGGACGAGTTGTATCGCTCGCTGGAGTTGCAGATTACGGACATGGCGCTGGAGCCGTCCGCAGCCGCGAAGAAGCAGGACACGGCGGAGGTACTCTACGGCGGCGACCAGCACCACGGCAGCAGCGATCAGATCGTGCTTGAAGGCTGATGGCGACGATTGCCTACGCCGAGCAGCGGGTCGGCCGGATTCAGGGCGAGCTGATCATCTTTACCTGGCCGAACATGCAGGCCGGCGACGACGGGCAGCCGGTGATTCACGCGCACATGGCCGACCGGACCGTGCAGATGATCGGCACACCCGGTCCGGGGGCGATGGTGTTTGAGGGTACGCTGGAGACCACGGAGACGACCTGGGGGACGCTGACGGACCCGCAGGGCAATGCGCTGTCGCTTACGACCGCTGGGAAATGTGAAACGGTGACGGAGCTGGTCTATAAAATCCGCCCGCGGGTGAGCGCGGGGGATGGGACGACCTCCATGACGGGCAAGCTGCTCATGCGGCGGACGTTTTCGCAGATACGGTGAGCTGATGGCGACGATCCGCATTCTGAGCCGGTGCGCGGGGGGCGAGCACCTCACGGTTGAGTGGTCGGCCCTCGCGGGAGTGCGCCGCGAGGACGTGGCGTGGAGCGAGCTCCGCGAGCCGATTACCGATGACGACATTCAATCGTGGCTGAAAATCACGATGCGGCTCGCGGCAAAAACAGACGGCGCGAAAACCTTTGCGGCGATGAAGACGGCCATCGAGAGCCGGACGTACACGGAGTAGAGGCATGAGCATTGTCGCTTTAGGCGCACAGATTGATTACCTGAACCAGGAGTCTATCCATAGCGGGACCGGCATGGGCGCGGTCTTGGATGGCGCGAGCGAAGCCGCCGGGTGCGTGTTCAAAGCGCCGGTCACAGGCTCGCTCACGGCGATCAAGTTTGGGGTGCAGGCGACGGTGACGGCGGGGGCGAACCCGGTGGACGTGCGGTTGGAAAATGTGGGAGTGACGGACGGCCTGCCTGACGGCACGCTCGTCGCCGCCAATACGAATGCCGCGCACACGCAAAATACCGCGAACGATAAGGTGATCATCACCGCCACGCTGACGGCGGCGGCTGCGGTGACGGCGGGAGATAATCTCGGCATCAGGGTCGTCAATCCGGCGACCAGTTTCGGGAACATGACGCTCTACAGCCCCAACACGATGATCGTGGTAGGGCATCCGTATTCGATTCTGGAGGTCCCAACGAGGGCGGTCTCCACCCGTCATGCGTCGTTCGCCGTCGTGATCGATGGGGTGACCTATCCGGTCAATCCGGGCTTCCCGTTTGTCGATACCGCGACGCAAAACGCGATCAGCAGCGGGCTGAACCAGATGGGCAATCGGTTCAAGCTGGCGATCCAGAAGCGGTGCATCGGGATCGGGTTCCGGCACTTTACCACGTATGCGGGGAACTGGAAATTCCATCTGTACGACGGGAGCGACACGGACCTCATTACGTCGCCGACGTTCGATAAGGATATGAAATCCGGTGCGGGGGCAGCTCCTTTTCGTCACACGTTTCCTCCTGGCGTCACGCTGGCGGCCGGTACGCTCTATCGCGTGGTGGCCGAGGCCACGGAAGCATCGAATGTGCAGATGGCGTACCGTGAGGTGCAGGCCAACGCCGACCTCGCCTTTGTGGATGGAGGGATCGAGTACTACATGACGACGAAGACGGGCGCGGGGGCCTGGGCCGACACGACGACTCGGGTCATGGACATTTGGCCGATCTTCGATGGGGTTGAGACGGGCGGGGGCGGGGGCCTGCGCCTGGCCGGGCATGGAGGGTTGGCGGCATGAGAGATATCACGCTTGAGGATACGATCTATCTCAACTTTACCACGCGGGCATTCTCGACCGGAGTCCCAACAACGCTCGCGGGGACGCCGGTGCTGTCTGTGTTGGAGTCGAATAACGCCACGCCGATTACGGCTGGTGTGAGCGTCAGCGTGGACCGCGCCTCGGTCACGGGACTCAATCAAGCTACGGTTGTCGCCACCGCTGCGAACGGCTACGAGGTTGGGAAAAGCTACAGCCTCTATATTTCTACCGGGACAGTTGGTGGGGTATCGGTTGTCGGGGAAGTCGTGGGGCAGTTCACGATTCAAACCTCGGCCGCGGCGGTGGACTTGGCGAACGCAACCGACGGGCTTGGGGCGCTCAAGACGCTGATCGATGCCGTGGATAATTTTGTGGACACCGAAATTGCGGATATTCAGGCACGCCTCCCGGCCGCGCTGACCGCCGACGGCAACATCAAGGCGGATACCCTGCACGTGGGCGGAACACTCCAAACGCCGGGCGATGTCCCGGCCATGATTACGGCGGTCGATGATTTTGTCGATACCGAGGTGTCGGCGATTAAGACGCAGACGGACAAGCTGACGTTCACGGTGGCGAACGTGCTGGACAGCAATGTGCTTCGTATTAATGGCGTTGCGGCGGCGGCGGCGACGCTGGCGATTCTGAACGGAGCGGCGGTGGTCTACTCCGGCGCGGTGACGGGCGCGGCGACCACCACCACACTGATCGACTCCGGCCTGACACAGGCGGACACGGACTGGTGGAAGGGGCGGATCATCCTCTTCACGTCCGTCATTACGTTGCAAGCAACCGAAATCACGGGGTTCGACCCGGCGACTGATAAGTTGACCTTTACGGCGACGACGCAGGCTCCCACGGGTGCGACCTATGTCATTATCTAGGCTGCCATGGCAACCACCCAACTACATCCGCAGACCGCGACGGGCAGGCGGTACGGCAGCTTTGCGGGCAAGCCTGCATCATCTGGTGGGACGCATCCTGTCGGAAGACTCACCCAACTCCATCCGCAGCACGCAACGGGCGGTCGGTACGGGTCGTTTGCAGGCAAGCCTGCAGCAGGCGGCGGAGGAGGGATTCATCCGGTTGGGCTGCTCACCCAACTCCATCCGCAGATGGCGACGGGCAGGCGGTACGGCAGCTTTGCGGGGAAGCCGGCGAGTGTCGGCGGCATCAGCGACTGGTTGACGCGCCATCGGCGGCGCGGACGGAGGTAACCCATGGCGATAACAAAGGTCCAAATCGCCAACATGGCGATCGGGCATACCGGCAGCTCGCAGCTCATCAGCCTGCTCACCGAACTCTCGACCGAGGCGCAGCAGTGCAACCTGTACTTCGATCAGGCGGTGGAAACGACGCTGGAGGACTTCCCGTGGCCGCTGGCGACGAAGTACGGCACGCTCGCGCTGGTGACGGACAACTCCGACGTGACAACGCCCTACGACTGGCTCTACGGGTATCGCTACCCGACGGACTGCATTCATGTGCGCCGCATTGTGACGGTGCTGGGGCGGAACGACCCGAACCCGCCGCCGTGGCGGCCCGGGCTGGACGATCAGGGCCGGCTGATTTGGACGGACGTGCAGGACACGATCATCGAGTACACGCAGCGCGTCACGGATGTCAACCTGTTCTCGCCCTTGTTCGTGGATGCCGTGTCGTGGCGGCTGGCGGCGTACATTGCGCCGTCGCTCTCACGCATCCCCAAGATGGATCAGACGGCCATGGGGATTTACGTGGCGATACTCGGCAAGGCGAAGGTGCAGGCCGGGAACGAACAGCAACAGTCGGAGGAGCCGGAAAGTGCTTTCATCAGGGCGAGAGAATAACCGCCCGTGCCCAGTTTAATCCAGCGAAGTTTTGCCGGCGGGGAAGTCGCCCCCGCATTATTTGGACGGGCTGATCTCGTCAAGTACCAGACTGGGCTGCGGACCTGCCGGAACTTCATTGTGCGCCGGCATGGCGGCGTGTCGAACCGTCCCGGCACCAAGTACATCGACGTGCAAAAGGACTCCTCGAAGCGGGGCCGCCTGCTGAAGTTTGTCTTTAACGACGAGCAGACCTACGTGCTGTGGTTTGAGGACCTGTCCATGCGGGTCGTGCGGGACGGGGCGCTGGTGCTGGTGTCCGGCATCGCGGCCTACGGCGCGGGTACGGCCTACGTGATCGGCGACCTGGCCTCGTCGGGCGGCGTGAACTACTACTGCGTGGCGGCGACAACGGGCAACGCGCCGCCGAACACGACCTACTGGTATCCGCTCACCGGCTCGATCTACGAAATCCCCACACCCTACGTCGAGGCCGATCTCCAGACGCTGCAAATCTCGCAGTCTGGCGACATTGTGACGATCACGCATCGCAACTATGCCCCGCGTGATCTGGCGCGGACCGGGCACACGGCCTGGACGTTGACGGTCGTGACGACGGCCCCGAGCATGGCGGCGCCGGCCAGCCCGTCCGTCGCTGGCGGCACCGGGGTCGGTAAGGACTTTCTCTACAAGGTGACGGCGATCAAAGAGGAAACGTTCGAGGAGAGCGAGCCCTCGGCGGCGGCGACGATCACGGACAAGGCCGATCCGACATCCGCCGCGCCCAACGTGGTGACGTGGACGGCGGTGCCGGGGGCCCAGGAATACAACGTCTACCGGCAGAAGGCCATCCCGACGACGACGGCAGGAGACGGCATCTATGGGTACGTCGGCACGGCCAGTGAGACCACCTTCAACGACAACAACGCCGTCCAGCCGGACTTTCTCAACACGCCGCCCATTCCACGGGCGCCGTTCGGGGATCTGATCAGCCAGGGGTCGTGGAACAACGGGACGACGACGGAAACCCTCTCGGCCAGCGACAACTTCACGCTGTTCTCGACCACGGCCAACGACGGCTGCATTGCCAGCTTCACGGTCAAGCCGACCTTGCCGGTGCCGATCAACTTTGCCGTGTCCCAGATTCAGACGGGTTCGCCGGTCTATGTGGTGGAATTCTGGGACGGCGCGGCGTGGACGGCGGGGACCATCTCCACCGCCCCGTCCTTTCTGGCAACGGGGAACACCATCGGCAAGTACCGACCGGCGGGGGCCTGGGCGATTGCCGGGTCGGGGACGAACGTGCCGGCCACCGCCTACAACGTGCGCCTGCGGGCCACGACGGCCCCCACACAGGCCGTGCAGGGGCGCCTGAGCATCAGCGGGGCGTATCCGGCCACCTCAGGCTATTTCCAGCAGCGCAAGCTGTATGCCAGCACGTTGAACGAGCCGGAAAAGGTGTGGGGCTCGCGCTCGGGGGCGTTCAAGAACTTTACCATTCGCTCGCCACTCCAGGACGACGACGCAGTGACGTTCTCGGCGGTGGGGCGCAAGGTCAATGAAGTGCGCCACATGGTGGAGGTGGATGACTTCGTGCTGCTGACCTCCGGGGGGGAGTGGATCGTGCAGGGGGACGCGAACGGGGTCCTGGTGCCGCAATCGCCGAACCCCAAGCAAAAGACGTACTACGGGTCAGCCGAAGTGGCCCCCGTCATTATTGGCAGCTCCCTGCTCTATGTGCAGGCCCGCGGCTCGATCATCCGCGACTTCCGCAAGGACTTGGTGGAAGGCACCAAGAGCAAGGAACTGAGCATCTTTGCGCCGCACCTGTTCGACGGGCTCACGATTGAGCACATGGACTACGCCCAGATTCCCAACTCCATCGTCTGGGTGACACGGGCCGACGGGGGCGTGATCGGGCTCACCTACCTGCCCGATCACGATGTCTGGGGCTGGCATCGCCACGACACGGACGGGGACTACGAGGATATCTGCGTTGTGCCGGAGGGCGGAGAGGATGCGCTCTACTGGTTGGTCAACCGCACCATCAACGGGGTGGTCAGGCGATCCCTGGAGCGGTCGGCGAGCCGCGCCATCACCAATGTCGTGACGGACGCGCTGTTCCTGGACTCGTTCCTCACCTACGACGGTCGGAACACCGGCGCGACCACGATGATGCTCTCGGGCGGGACGAACTGGACGTATGACGAAACGCTGACCCTGACGGCGAGCGTGGGCTACTTCGTGGCGGGCGACGTGGACAACGTGATTGTGCTGGACATCGTAGATGCGGACGTGGACAGCGAGACGTATGGGGAAGTGACAGACTCAATCCGCTTGACGATTACCGCCTATTCGTCCGTAACGGTCGTGACAGGGCGCTCGGATAAGACGGTGCCGGCGGGCCTGCGGGCGGTCGCGAAAACGACGTGGGGGAAGGCGGTGGACGAATTTTCGGGGGTCGACCACCTGGAAGCGAAGTCCATTGGGATTCTGGCGGACGGGGGGGTGGTCACGAACGGGGTGGATGCGCCGTTGACCACGGTAACGGCGGGCGCGTTTTCGATCAGCAGCCCGGCGGTGGTGGTGCATGCGGGGCTCCCGATCACGGCGGATTTTGAAACGCTGGACATGGAACTCATCGGCACGGAAACGCTGCTCGACAAGAAGAAGCTGATTACGTCGGTGACACTCAATGTGGAGGCCTCGCGGGGCATCTGGGCTGGGCAGGAAGTGGATCATCTGACGGAGTACAAGCAGCGCACGACGAGCGTGTTCAATCCGCTCATGCTGCTGCTCACCGGCAAGCCGGAGATCATCACGAAGGCCGCATGGAATACGGGGGGGCGGGTGTTCGTGCGGCAGACCAATCCTTTACCCATCACGATCCTCAGTATTGTGCCGCATCTCGTGGCAGGAGGGTAACGCATGGCCGCAAACTGGCCGGATACACAGGGTGGATCAGCGGCGGCTGGTGGCGGGTTCGACTTGTCCTGGCTGGGGCCGTTCGCCACGCTGCTGGGCGCGGGGAGCAGCGCCTTTGCACAGTCGAAGGCTGGCGGGGCCCAGCGCGAGATGTACGACTACAACGCGCAGGCGGCGGAGTACCAGGCGACGGACGCGATCGAGCGCGGGGTGGTCGCGGCGAAGCGACGTGGGCGGATCACGAAGCAAGTCATCGGATCCCAGCGGGCGGGACTCGCCGCACAGAACGTGGACATCAACGACCCCGGCAGCTCGGCCGTGGACGTGCAGGCGGACGCGGCCTATCTCGGCGAACTGGACGCCATGACGATCAAAAACAACGCGGCGCGGGAGGCGTGGGGGTTCAAGGTGCAGGCGCAGGACTATCGGAACCGTGGGCGCTACGCGGAAATGACGGGGACCAACCAAGCGTCCAACACGCTCCTGACGGCGGGCTCGTCGCTGCTGCTGGCGAAGTACGGGATGAAGGGATAAGCCGGTGCCAAGAGTTCCAGCAGAACAAGCACGGGAAGAGCTCAGGCCGATTCCGAGTGCGCGGCTGACGGCGGCGCCCACGGCGGAGGCGTTCGGATCACAGATCGGGGAGACGGCATCACGGGTCGGAGTGGATGTCGTCAAGATTCAGGCGCACCGCGACTATTTGACCCAACAAGCCCTTGCCCATACCGTCACGGCTCAAGCAACGGCTGATTATATCCAGTCCACGAGTGAGATGACTGAGCAGATATTTCATGGCAATCAGCTTCGGCCTGATCTCGCCAAAAAAGACACCTACGCTGGATGGGCAAAGGAACGGCAGAGGGTCATCAGTCAATACGGCGGCGACGATGAACTTCTGGGGGCTAATATCGCTGCGTCGCTCGCTCAACATGATGCCGTCCGCACGCCCCATCTGGAACTGCGGGCGACCAAGGCCATCAGCGAGAACGCAAGGGCGACCGCCAAGATGTCAGCAGACCAAGCGGTCCAGGACATCGTGAATGCGGACAATCCGAACGTGCAAGCAGCTGGCATTGAACGTATGAACAGTGCCTATACGGGCCTGCGCGGAAACGCCATGAGCGATCAGGCGGTGCATGATGGGATGGCGGAATCCACGGTCCACATGGTGCAGGGCTTGGGCGACAAAGAGGTCCAGCGTAATCCCACGGGCGTGCTCGCACGGCTGTCCGGCCTCACCGTGGACAGTCCAGAACTGGCCGGACTGACCTTGACGGAACGCCAGACCGCAATCGAGGAACATCAGAAAGCGAACGAACAAGGACTGACTGCACGTATTGCGATGAAAAGAGATGTGATCGATGCTGATCTCGATGTGGCGATGGCGACCGGGCGGATCAGTTCTGGCGGATATTTGAAGCTCCAAGAGCAGCGCGGGAAGCAGAAGGAAGTCAGTCTAATGAAGCTGGCTGTGGCGAATCGGCTCTCTGAGGATGATTTGGCGAACCAGGACCTCTCGCCGGAAGCCTACGGCAAGGTACTGGGGACGATTCACTCGACACAGGACCGCATCAGGCTCGACCATGAACGGAAGGACAAGGAACAGGAGAAGGCGGTCATGCAGCGCGAAGGTGAACAGATCAACGACGCCTACACCGCCTTGAAAAATGGTGAACTCAACACGGAAACCTTGGAGGGGTTAGTCCGTCAGGGCACCTTTACCGAGCATCGGGACGAGTACCGGGCACTCCTAAACGGATTGGAGGCGCAAAAGAAGGCTGGCGGCGTCGGTGATGTGGATGTGTTCAACCGCATCCAGCGCGGGCTGTATATGGGCGTGCCCTACAAGCCGACCCAACTTACCGATCCGCGCCTGAATTGGGATCAGCAGCAAGCGAACCTTGACCTCAACGAGAAGCTGTTGGGCAAGGCTCGGGCCGATCACTGGTCCCGCCAGCCGGAAGTCGAAGCGCAGTACAAGATCATCGACCGCAAGCACAAAATCTCGAACTCCCTGTTCTTGGACAATCCCCCGCCTCGCGTAGGCAACGTGCAAAAGATGTGGACGGACCTCATGGACGCGGCGGCGGCACGCAAAGAGCCGCTAGGGCCTGCGGCTGAAAAGGCGGTGAAGATGATCGATGCCGCCTTCCCCGAGCAACATGGCTGGAAGGACCTTCCGCAGCCGACCTCATCCGCGCTCAAGCCGTGGCTGGAGTCGGTGACGAATCCGAACGCGAAAACCAAGCTCTCGCCGAAACAGGCCGCCCAGTCTGTGCAGCGCATGGTGCAGAGCGGGCAGTTAAACTTGTCAGACCCGACCACGCGGGAACAAGTTGGACGCTTCTTGGATATTCTCGATGTCATGCCCCAAACACAGGAGCCCGTGAATGCTGGACCCGCACGATAACGCCGAATCACAATTCTTGGTTGTGGCCGATGCGCGGGATCAGGACGCGATGGCGCGGCGGCTCAATTCGATGGCGGGGCCTCCGGCTGCCACCTCCTCCAATGCGCCAGCTCCAACTGAGGCGTTGACGCCTGAAAAGGTCGCGGCGGAAGCTGCTGCCGCACAGCCGCCGGCCCCTACGATGCTGGAGAAAATCGCGGACACAGTGCGCGGCATTCAGGGCAAAATCTCAGCGGCCATTGATAAGGTCCCTGGCGCCCGTCCGGTCTTTGAGGCTGATGCCACGATTGGGACCTATATGAAAGGGCTGATGGCGGGCACGACCGAGCCGATGACCGCCGAGCAGATGGTCGAGAAGATGGCGGCGGATCGAGTGAAGGGGAAGATCCACGACGGCCTGACCGCGCTCGATATGGTGTTGCAACAGCCGGGCGGCCAGGCGTGGGCCGCCGCGGCGCATACCGCCGCTGAGTTTGTCACGCCGATCAATGTACTGCTTGGCGGGTTGCCGCGTGCGCTGGCAGGGGCGAAGGGTGGAAAAGCCGCAGCGAAACCGGCTGAAACTGGCGTGTCTACTGAACCTATTAAGCCCGTATACACAGCAGATCAACTTACAAGCCAGAAGGCCGATGCACTTGCTCGGCAGACGGCTCCCGCGACAGATGTAGAGCGAACCACCAAGACTGAAACTGTTGAGTTGAACGAATATCAGACTGCCGCACAGCAGGCCAAGTTTGAGCTTCAGACCTATGATTCCGAGCGAGGCGGCTATCGAGTCTTTACAGAAGCAGACAAAGGTGGAGCGCCCGATGTGACCGGATTCAAGTCTACAGCTCCGGAGTGGTATAAGGACCTCACGGGACCACTGCCGAAAGGTGCGGAAGCCATTCGATTGACGCGCAAGGATGTGGATGCCGCCTTAAACAAGTTTGCCGAAGGGACAGCACCATCTACGCCCAAGGAGCAACTGGTGTGGGATCGGATTTCCGGTGACGTTCAACCGGAAACACTGACCCGACCCTATACCTCCAGCGTGCAGAAAGATATGGGTCCGTTGAACGAGCAGTTTTCTTCTGCCTTCACCAAAGGGATCACCGGAGAAGGGTCTGTCTCTCAGGACATTATCACGCAAGGCCGTGACCTTGAACTCAAGAGCCTACGCGAGCAGATGGCCGCCGCGCCGGATGATGCAGCCAAGACTGTGTTGCAAAGCGAAATCAGTAAACTGGAACGCCAAGGTGCCAACGAACAGCGGGCCACGCTCCAGCAGCAACTTGAGGCGACGAATGATCCTGCACAGAAATCTGCACTTCAGGCGCAACTCGCCGACATTGAGAAACGCTATCCAGCCGTCACCGTCACGCCGATCTCGGCTAAGTCTCCCGCCGATCCGCAAGCCGTGCCGATGGGCACCAAGCAGGTGAAGATCGATTTCAATGCGCTCACCACGCCGGAGGCCATCGAGCAGGCCAAGCAAACACTGTGGGAGACGAAAAAGGCCCAATTCGGCACGAAAACGATGGGAGAACTCGAACGCGGCACCAAGCCGATTCCGATTGAGGACGCCAAGCTCATGGCCGCCTGGAGCCGGACCACGCCGGACGATCTACTCGCCGAGCTACGCGGCCAGCAGGTCAAGATGGAGGAAATCTACAAGAACGCGCTGTTCCTAGAGGCGTCAGAACGGGAGGCCGAGACGGCCGCCGCAGCGTTCAAGGCGGGCACGTTGTCGCAGGATGGATTCCTGGATGCCGTGACGCGCTACCAGGCCATCGGCAAGGCCACGGCCGGCAAGGGCACGGACGCGGCTCAAACCCTTCGGATCATGCGCGAGGACGCCATTCAGCACCCGTTGAAACGCTACCGCGCCGCGATGCGGGATCTGGAGAAAGCGGGCGTAGCGGTCGGCAAAGACGGCGAAATGGAAGCCTTGGCCGACATCATGCTGAACGTGGACAAGAACGTCGTCGCGGAAGTCCTGAGCAAACCGCACTGGACGGACTTCCTGCAGGAGTATGTGTATTTCTCCTATCTCTCGAACCCGGCGACCCATGCGGTCAACCTGACCGGCTCGGTCTTTCTGACGCCGTTGCAGGCCATCATGGAACGCCAGATCGCTGGCTTGCTGCCCGGAGAAGGCGTGCGGGCCACGGAGGCGCTGGCGATGGGGCGGGCCTGGGTCAGCACCATGCAGAATGCCTGGCGGGCCGTGGCCGATTCCTACCGCACGGACGGTAAAGCAGGCGTCATGGAGTTACTGGATCGTGTGACCCAAGGGCAGCAGAGCAAGCTCGATCGCGGCATCATGCCGGCCTTTGCCAGACAGAACGTGCCTGAATCGCTCCGGGCTGGATGGTTGGGCAGTGTCGCCCAAGGTGTTGGCATGCTGCTGCGTGTGCCGACGAAGGCCCTCCAGACCGAAGATGCCCTCATGCGCGGCATCAACTACAACATGGAAATAGCGGCGCAGGCCGTGCGGGAAACGGCGGCAAAAAGCTTGACCGATGCCGCCACCATCAATTCCTCTATTGCTGATCTCACTATGCGCCCGTCAGTCAAGGCTCAGCTCTCCGCGCAGCAGTTTGGTGCCGTGCAGACGTTTACCGATGAACTCAGCCGGGGCGGGCAGGGCCTTCAGTCGTTTCTGCAAGAGCATCCGCTGCTGAAAATCAGCGTGGCCCCGTTCGTGAAAACGCCGGTCAACATCGCCCATTACTACTGGGAACGGACGCCCATTCTCAACCTAGCCGCAAAAAGCCTCCGGGATGATCTGACCGCTGGCGGGACACGCGCTCAACTCGCCCAAGCTAAGATCGTCATGGGGGCTGGGCTGGCCGGCATCGGCGCCACATTGGCATCCGGAGGTTATATCACCGGCAAAGGGCCGAGCGATCCCGACACGCGCAAGCTCTGGTTGCAGACCCACCAGCCCTATGCCGTCAAGATCGGGGATCAGTGGGTGGGCTATAACCGCCTCGATCCGATTGCCATGAGTTTGGGCGAAGCGGCCGACGCGGTGATGTTGATGCAAGAGGCGACGGATCAATCTGCATGGGAGTCCGTCCCGTCGGTCCTGATCGTGGCGAATGCGCGGATCATCACATCCAAAACCTACGTGCAGGGCATTGCGAAGTACATTGACGCCATCGAGGAAGCGGCCCGTAATCCGGATCAGACCGGCCAGATCATCGCCAAGCGCGAGAAGGAACATGCGTCGGTGCTGATTCCCGGTATCGTCTCAGGTATCAATAAGGCCTTCTTTGAAACGCAGCAGCGAGAAGTCAACACGGCTCTGGAGAGTGTCGAGTCGCGCATTCCCAGCGTCAGCGCCACCCTCAAGCCAAAACTGGACTTCTTCGGCGACCCGATTCTGACGGAAGGCTGGCCCGTTGATCTCGTCTCGCCGGTCTTTCTCAAGCGTGCCAAGACTGATCCAGTGGCCGAGGAAATGGTGAAACAGAAAGCCTCGCCGTCGATGCCGCCGCACGTGATTGATGGCATTCGGTTGACCTCGGACGAGTATCACGATCTCGTGCATATCTTCGGGAAGGAAGCAACCATCAAGGGCCTGACGCTCCATGACGGCATGAAGGCCTTATTCGACGATCAGATGGGGCCGACCTATACAGCCCGCACGGATAGCGCCACGGGCGGAACCGGAAAAAAGACACTGATCGAGGATCTGTCCACGCTCTATCGCCAGCAAGCTTTTAAGTTGTTCATGGACTCACATCAAGACTTTACCAAGCGATATTTAGAGAAGCTGGGAACGACCCGCGAAAATCTGACAGGGGAGCGGCCCTCCTCTAGTCGGCTGGGGCCAGTCCCCAAGCGAGGGATGCCGCACCCGTGAAAGAAATGCTCTACAAACGACCGAAAGACGAGAGGTAACCCATGTCCTTCTCCACGACCCCTCCCCGCAACGACTACATCGGCACGGGCGCCCTGGCGGCCTATGCCTTTGGCTTTAAAATCTTTGCCGCAACGGACCTGCTGGTCACGAAGGCCGATACGGCTGGCGTGGAGACGACGCTCGTCTACACCACGGACTTTACAATCCCGGCGGCGGACATCAACAACCCGAACGGCGGGACCATTACCCTGGTCGCGGGCAATCTCACGTTGAACTACCTGTTGACGCTGCGCTTCAAGCGCACCACGCAGCAGAGCGCGGACCTTCGCAACCAGGGCGCGTTCAACCTGGAGACGATCGAGGACACGTTCGATCAGAGCGTGCGGATGGTCCAGCAGATCGAGGATATGGTGAACCGCTCGTTGCATCTGCCGGAGACGGAGGTGGGGACAGCGGCGAAGACGACCCTGCCGTCGGCGACGGATCGGGCGAGCAAGTTCCTGGCGTTCGACGCCTCCGGCAATCCGATTGCCAGTAGCGGGGGCCTGACCAGCCCGCCCGTGACGGCGTTTATGACGACGGTGCTGGACGACACCACGGCGGCGGCGGCGCGGGCGACGTTGGGGGCATTGGGGACGAGCGAGAACGCGGTGGGCGTCGTGGCGGGGGCCATTACCGGCGCGATGCTGAATGATTCGGTGGTCAACGATCTGACGACGGTAATAGCGGCATCAGGTGATTATGTCGCCATCGCCGATGTCTCAGACTCAAACAAAAAGAAGAAGACGCTGGTGTCGGACATTGTGTCGCTGCCGCGCTCCTATCTCGCCGGGTTGGGCATGTCGACGGCGGGCAGTTCTGCCACCATGTCCATTGCCGCTGGAACCTGTCTGGACAGCACGAACGCCAAGAATATCACGGTCGCCGCGATTGCGAAAACGACCTCGGCGTGGTCTGTCGGCACGGCAGCGGGGGGCCTCGACACCGGCGCGATTGCGAACTCGACCTGGTATCACTTCTGGGCCATTCTGCGCAGCAATACAGGCGTGACTGACGTGCTGATCTCGTTGAGTGCGACCGCGCCGACGATGCCCGCCAACTACGATTACAAGCGTCGGATCGGCTCGGGGCTGACCAACGGCTCGGCCCAGTGGGTGAAGTTCTCGCAGGTGAGCGACGACTTTACCTGGGACGTAGCCATCCTTGACGTGAATGTGACGAACCCAGGGACGGCGGCGGTCACGCGAGTCTTGACGGTGCCCACAGGTGTGCGCGTCAAGGCCGTGATGAATGCCCAAGCCAAAAGTGTCACGACGGCAGGACTTAACTGCCTCTTGTCGGATTTGGCTATTACGGATGCCGCCGCCAGTCTCACGGTGGCTCCATTAGGGAATATGGGATACGGGGGGAATCTCACGGGAGGCCCGTTCGCACAACTGGGGATATGGACAGACACCAGTGCGTCTATTCGGTCTCGATTTAGTGCGAGTGCAGGCTCCGATGCCTTGGTGATTGCTACAACCGGCTGGATTGATCGGCGCGGGAGGGACGACTAAATGCTGTTGGCAGGGTGACCCCATGCTCACGCAAGACGGCGACGAAATGAGTCTTACCACCGACGCCGAATCGGTTTGTGCCGACTTGGTACGCCTGGGAGCGGTGCCGACCAGTGGGCACCGGAGCGTGGCGGGGCAGGCGCGAGCCATGGCGGTCAATGTGGTGCAACGGCGCAACTTTATCGGCAAGACCTACCGGCATGGACAGGCGTTGCAGGCGCTGGTTGACGCCCACCCGGAATGGGTGACGGTGGAGCGGATCGGCGAGGAGTTGTTTCAGGCGATGACGCTGAACCCTGAGTTGGCGAGGGCTATTTCGCACCATCTTTTACTGCCGTGCCCCTGCGTGGATCTCCAACCATCATCCGTCAACGCGCAGGTGCGAGAGGCGATCGAGAGTTATCAACGTGAAGGGGTGATCGTCGTGGTGCTGTGGGAGGAGGGCGGTCTCCCCAAGTGCCATTTGGAATGCGCCACATTGTCCAACATCAAGGTCGTGGAGGTCTAACTTTGGCTGAGAAGACGGTCGACATTCATGGCGGGCAGAGTTTTGGGGTCAAGTTCGGTAAGCTCCAGATGGAAGCTCGCGGGATGCGCGGCATGATGATGCTGATGGTCATGCTCTTGTTGGCCGCGATGACGTATTTCAGCTATGTTCAGCATGAGGAGATGATTGACAGCATGGACGCGCTCACCTACGTTCATGCCAACCCAGAGAAGGCGAAGGATCTCTGGACAAAGGAGCCACGGGGCATCGAGAAATTGCGGCAACGGAAATAACCGGGAATTATATCGTTAACTCCCTCAAGCGAGGGGCAACCAGGAGGTACAAAATGAGTTGGAGTGTAAGCGCATTAGGAAAGCCCAAGGCAGTAGCGGTGAAACTGGCGGCTGATTTAGCGAATATTGATCGGATGAACATGGAAAATCCTGAACAACTTGCCAAGAACAACGCTGCGGCGACCATCGCGGCGACATTGGCTGTCTATCCTGACAACCAAATCGTGAGGGTTGAGGCGTCCGGTAGCCAATACGCGCCGAATGGTGTTCCCGATCCATTGCGTATCAGCACGCACAGCCTAAAGATCGAGAATCTTGGCGCAATTCTTGAGTAAGGGAGTTAAAGGGATAATTCCCAAATAACCCAAGGAGAACATTATGAAAACGATCTTTACCAACATCTGGACGACCCTCGCCGGGGTAGTCGTGCTGGTCTGTTCCGGCACCGAACTCTCGGGCGTGTTGCCGGAGAAGTACAATGTTCTGCTCCACTCGCTATGCGCTCTCGCCATTGCTTTTGGGCTGATCGCGGCCAAGGACGGCAACGTGAGCAACGCGCAGAAGCCGGGCGAGGCCACCAAGGTCGGCTAAGTGGGGGCGGCAGCGTGGGCGGCCGTACAAGCCCTCCTGATCCGGCTGGCGGTCGCCACGGTGCAGTATTATCAGGGACGGGCGGACTTTAAGGAGCTGGTCGAGCGTGAACTGGAAAACGCAGGACTCCGGCGGGTGGCGGAGGCAGGCAAGTGGATGGCTGAGAGCGGCGATGCTGGGGGTGATCTGCGGGTGCGCGCCCCAGAACGCCGTGTCGAAGCTGGACCCGGCCTTGCTCCCCGCGTTCCCTGAGTACGAGATGGCCCCGATCGAGATTCCGTGCGGCACGGAGCGGTGCCTGGTCATTCGGAAGGCCGACCAGCTCTATCTCATCAAGTGGATGAAGGCGGCTTGTTTTACCTTAACGGGAGATCGTGTCTACTGCGGCATGGAGCCGTCTCATAAAGAGGAGTCGCCAGCATGGCAGAAAAAACTCGTCGGGTGATCGTGGAGCATCGGAGCGGCGGCGGGGCGATGGCCTCGATGCCGATGAAGTCTAAACCGAGCGCGAACATTGACTTCCCGGACGGCACGACATTGCCCGCCATCCACGTCGGCAAGAAGGTCACGGTGACGCTGACGGGGCGGATCAAGAGCGTGCGCGCCAGCGACCAGTACGGGCCGGCGAATATCTCCATGGAGGTCAACTCCTGCGAGTGCGATCACGGCATCGAGGGGGATCTGGAGGAGGCCAAGGAAAGCCGCACGGCTGATAAGGCCGAGAAGGGGCTGCAGCTTGACTGATGGCCCTCGACGACCTCGCCACCGGGCTTGACCTCTTTCAGTACCTGATGAAGGATGTGGGACAGAGTACGTCCACCTCAGACGATTATGCGACCCGCGCCAAAGCGGCCCTCAATCTCAACTACTGGGAGATCCTGTGCCTGAACAAGTGGCGGTTCGCGCTGGGGCACCCCCCCAAGGTGGTGACGACGGTTGCCAGCCAGAATGTCACCGTCTCCAGCATTGTCGGAACGACGGTCACGCTGTCGGCCGTGATTGCGACCTCGCAGGCCGGGAGAAAGTTCTACGTCACGGCGAACCAGGCCATGTACCGCATCAGCGCGCACACAGCGGGGACGGCGGTGCTGACGCTGGACGCGACCTATGTAGAGACACAGGCATCCGGGGCGGGGGTCATCTATCAGGACGAATACGCGCTGGACTCGTCGGCCATGAAGGTCTGGGGGCCGCTCTATCTGCGCGGGCAGTATGAGGGGGAAGTCGCGCTCATCAACGAAAACGAGTTTAAGGCCAAGTACGGTTGGGCACGGGTCGCGGCCGTAGGTCTGACGGAAGTGGCAACGATCATCCGCGACTACGATCCAGGCGGCGGGGCGGCGAAGTCTATCCAGATCCAGATTGCCCCCTGGACGGAGTTGCAGGTCAATATGGAATACGAGTTTACAAAGTTCCAGACGTTGACCTATGACGGGGTGGCAGGGACGGATACGCCGGTCCTCCCGCTCCAAGATCGGTGGGTGATCGCCGAGCGGGCCAAGTGGCATCTCTGGCGGGGGAAGAACGACAACCTTGCGGACTCGGCGTGGATCCGCGCCGACCAGAAGATTGCCCAGATGGTCGACACCTACCTCAAGCCGACCTCGAAGCAACGGCTCTGGTTCCGTCCGCGATTCGGGTTGGGGGTCTGATTTATGCGTGATCTGCAAACCATCACGATTCCTGGCGGTGCCGGGGGGATCAATCGGAGCAAGGCCTTGACCAGGATGCCAACCTCCGACCTGACCTATGCCGACACTGTGACAGTGGAGCGTGACCTCATCGAGAAGGAGCCCGGTGCGGCGTTGGTCAACACCACGCCTCTCTCGGGCGGGGCTGGCACCTGGGCGGTCAAGGCGCATTGGCAGTTCATCTCTGGGGCAGGTGTGCAGGAGGACATTACCGCCATCGACAACGGCATCTCGGTCAGCATCGTGGTCGTGCCCGCATCGGGGGCGGTTGTGAAGACGCTGATCTCCGGCTTGACGACGGGGAGCTACATCACCTTTTCCGAGGGATGGAACGGCACCACTAAGACGCTCTACATTTTCAGCAACCTCGACAATCCTATGTCGTACACGGGTGGGGCCACGGCCACGGTACTGACGGGTGGCGGCGGGCCCGGACAACTCCCGCTGGACTGGACGGTAGCCAACTGGCCGACCACGCCGGTCTCACACCGGGCACGCATGATCGGGTTCGGCAACGCCAACTTTCCCCATAACATCTACGGCACGGTCCCCGGCTCCGAGAACGATTATAACGGAGGCGAATCGTTTGTCCAGCCCGTCTATCCTGGTTCAGGGGAACGGTTGGTCGCCGGGGCCTCCTGGCGGGAAATCCTCTACCTGTGGAAGTTCCCTCGTGGCATTTTTGTCCTGAACGATACGGACCCCTCGATCGCCAACTGGAGCGTGCCGAAGATCACCGAGGCCATCGGGGTGGCCAGCCCCGAGAGTGCGGTGGTGATCGAGGACGATATTGTCATGCTCGCCACGGACGGCTTTCTCTATTCGCTCTCGCAGATTCAGACGCAGGGGCAGGTCTCGGTGCCACCCTTCCTCCCGATGGAGACCGCGCAGTTCATCAAGGAAAAGCTGAACCTGAGCCGGCTGGATCTTGTCCGTGGACGCTGGTATGGATCCAAACGGCAATTGCACTTCGCCGTGCCGTCCGGCACCAGCACCGTCTGCGATGCGCGGATCATCCTCGACCTGCACATGCCAGGCGCGCCGAAGTTCTTCTGGTCGAGCCGGGACACCTGCCCTGCGCTGGGGATGCGTCGGGCGACCACCACGGCGATCCTCAAACCCTGCTTCGGCGACAGCTCGGGGAATCTCTACGACATGGATCAGGCTACACGGAGCAAGAATGGGGCGGGGTACAACGGACAGTACGAGTGTCCGCCGGTCGCGCCCAGTGGGGTCGGGCAGTTCTCGAACCTGCATGAGTTGCAGCTCACCATGGACCCGCAAGGGAATTGGGATCTGACGATGGAGGTACATCGGGATGGCGTGCTGAGTCAGACGCTGGCCTATTCGATGAATACCCCTGGTGGGGCGGTCGGGTCGATGTCGCTGGACGCTGATGTGATGGCCGGCAAGACCGTCTCGACCGTGAAACATGAATTGACTGGCGAGGCGATCTTCACTAAACTGATTGGGTATAACAGCGGAGCGGGGCAGAATTTCGCGGTGATGGACACGGCTATACGATATACTCCAGGAAGGGCTGCTTAATGTGTTTTCTGTTCAAGAACGTGCGGGCACTGGCCATAGAAGCCTTTTGCCATGTTACAGTTGTGGCACATCACCTGAACAATGCCAAGAGGGTAATCTTCACGCCTCAACCACCTATAGAATTGGTCGCCATCTCCAACTTCTCTGCGGTGCTGAGTACCACCCCCATTGATATGATCAAACCCAAGGAACTGTTGCCGAGTCTCTCCACAACAGACGCATATAGCTCCGTAAGCGCTCAACACCTCAAGTCTCATGCGAAGGTTGCGTTGCCTGCACATCGCGTTATGGCACGTTCTACACGAATAGCTACGGCTATCCCTGCAAGACGGAGCCCAGTTCTCGTTTGTAAGGCGAACAGCGCACTGCTTGCAGTGCGTTTTCTTAATTCGTGGGCGTGGAATATACCGCCTTTGAGAATCAATACGATGACAGACTCTACAAAGATTATGCCGGCCAAAGCGTTTGCCGGAGGATTTATTAAACGACTTCAGTGTGAGTTTTCGTTTACATTTTGTACAGATTTTTACCATAATTTTATTATACTATGCAAATTTCTGACCGTCAACGGGAGAGCGGCATGAGCGAGGAGTTGAGAAAGGTGCCTAGTGGCGGCGGCCTGAGCGGGTCGGAGGTGGACTCTTTGACGGGTCTGCCGATGGTCACCGAAACCCGCAAGCGGGAACGCTGGCGCGCTCTGCCGCGGACGATCTCGAAGCAGGCGCAGGCGCAGGATGATGCCGACGGCAAGCCCTGGTATCCGGCCGATCACCACCGCTACGACGGGCATATCCTCGCCCATGTTGGTTGCTGGAAATGCAACCGCCCACTGAAGGCGTGGCGCATGATGCTTGATGGTGAGGGGAACCGGGTGACGTTGCCCTCCAAGGATGGGCTCGGTGAGGCGACGGCCTTCACGCTCCTGCCGCTCCCGCATCTACGGACGACCCCCTTTCTGTACCGCTTGCCGCTCATCAAGCAGACCGTGGCGATGAACGCCCTGCACTGCGCGGACTGTGAGATCCGTACGGAGGATGCGCTGGATGTGCTGGCCTGCCAGTGGGCCGGCGTGGATGGCATCTTGCAGACGGCCTGGAACAACAACATGGCCCAGCATCTTCATCCGTCACGCTGGGCGACCTACCTGTACCGCTGGAGCCAAGTCGATCTGGTGGGAAAGGTGCGACCGGAGGACATCATGGACGCACACCAGAAAATACCCGCTGCTGGTGAGTTAATCACGGCTGCCGGGTATATACTCGACCAGGATGCGGCCCGTCGGGCCCTGATGCCCAAGGGGGTCATCGTGGAGTTTGGCGGCGAGACGGTTCCGATGGGATGGCGCGCTCATGCTACCCGTACCGGCTTTATCGAGAAGCTCTAAAAGCGTCATCCACCGTGACCGCCGGAGGGTGTTTTCGGTGCATGAACGGCTGGATGGCCTGCGGAGTTGGTACGTTATCCGGGAGATGCCGCCGCTCCGGAACCGGATGAGCCAGATGCGGGCACTGGTCGAGGACTGGTGGAGGATGGAATGGGAAATCTGGAAGTCAGGCAAGATCGGCTGGATGGCGAGTACCGACAAGACGAACCACCGGATGCTCCGCATCTATCCGGCACTGGGAGCGCATCAGTACGGTGAGAACAAGACGGAGCAGTTTTTTATGAAGGCGATCACCAAGGCCCCGCCGGCCGTCTGTCCGACGTTGGCGGAGATGGTGGATCGGATTCGTGGGGGGGGACGCTGATGCCGCTCATTACGTTCATTCAGACCACCCGGCGCGGATTGGACGGGTTTGTCGAGGTGTCCACGGGCCGCTGGTGGCCGATCCTGTGCGGCGCCGGGGGAGGGGATGATCCGCCACCGACACCGCAACCAACCCCCAAGACGCAGGACGAGCTGGATCTTCAGCATGAGCAACTGATCGAGGCGCGCCGGTCGAATGAGCTAGCCGCTACGCAGGGCAAAGAACAGGAAGCGTTCGCTGGACGTTACTATGCGAACCAAGGGATTCGTAAAGTGGTGGACCCCACAACCGGCGCCATCACCTTTGAGGACATTCCTGAAGCCGAACTCCCGCAGGATGTGCAAGACACTCTCAAGGTCGGGCGGCTGGCGAATGCGCGCTCCATCGCGGGGCTGGAAGGCCGACTCCCGGTGGGTGATGCCGTCACGAATGACTGGGATCGCGGCGAACAGCAACTCATCAGCCGGCTGACCGAACAGTTCGGGCCAGGATGGGAGAACTCGACGGGTGGATCGCGGGCCATGGCGGAGTTCAGGCGGGCCCGTACCAGTACCGAGGACGCCGTCCGAGAGGGCCGGATCACCGGCGCCGAAGCGATTGTCAACAACCGCCAGATGGAACTCACGAACCGGCTGGCACGGAACGCGAATGTGACCTCGGCACAGTACACAGGCGGGGCGGCTTTGACCGCCAACGCGGCCAACATCACGGGCAATGCGATTCAACAGCGGCAACAGGATCGCTGGCAGCAGGACCAATTCAATATGGGTATGTATAACACCAATGCGGGGCTGAGTTCGGCCGCGTCTGGTCGGAGTAGTGGGTTGATGGGGGCCGGGATCGGCGCGGGCGGGGCAATCATCGGCGCGGGCATTATTGCGATATAACCATGGACACGATGATGAAAGAGATGGAATCTCGGACCCTCGCACGGATGGCGGCCCATCTGTCGACGTCGGCGCGGCCTGTGGTCTGTTGTAGTTTCGGCAAGGACTCCATTGTCGCCCTGCATCTCGCCTTGCGGATCAAAAAGAAGGTGCCGGTGCTGTTCTTTCGCCACGCCAAGTTTCAGGCGCAGTTTGAACATGCCTACCAAGTGGCCCGCGAGTGGGATCTGGAGGTGTTCGACCTGATGCCGTCGGCGACCATCGAATACCAGCAAGGGGACTACTTTGAGATTCTGGACTTCTATCGGTGTGGCCTGAGCGACAACATCATCATGGTGGACGGCATCCGGGCGTACAAGCCGTCGGACGGCGAGCGGTACTTCTGCGCCATTGACGATTTCCTGCTCCGCCCCAAGGCCCTCGCCACCGACTACCCATGGGATTTGACGATCATGGGATCGAAGGAAGGCGACCCGTTTCATTTGGCGGATCGGTCGGGGCCGATGATGCCCTGCGTGCAGTACGCGACCACGATGGTCGCCTTCCCGCTAAGTGATTGGACTGATGATGATGTGTGGGCCTATATCGCTCATTACGATCTTCCATTCGATCGGCGCAGGTATGTAGATAATATCGAAAGTGTCAATCCTGATCGCATGGTCACATGCTACAATTGTTTAAATTCCAACCATCGTGGTGAGCAAGTATCCTGCCCCAAACGCGACGGGGCGCTGATTCCGAACATTGCCCGCTCCTTTGAGGAGCACGAAGCGACCCGTGCAGCTCTGTTTAAGACGCTGAAATACTGTACCCCAGTCGGAGAAGGAATGCGTGAGCAGACCACATAAACCAGCAGCAGAGCGTTTTGCCTTGTTCGTACAAAGTATCAGGGACTGCGATGTCTGGACAGGCGCTGCCAATGGCAACCGGTACGGCGTATTTTGGAACGGCACGCGACAGGTATACGCGCATCGCTTCGCTTACGAACTGGCGCACGGGCCGATACCTGACGGCCTACAGATCGACCATCTATGTCGGAACATCCGCTGTGTCAATCCAGATCATCTAGAGGTTGTGACAGGAAAAGTAAACGTCCTCCGAGGCGATACGATTGCGGCTATGAATGCAGCGAAAAAAGCGTGTCCGAAAGGTCACGTTTACGACAAAGCCAATACGGCTATCCATCAAGGAGTGAGGCGTCGATGTCGAATGTGCGACCGGAATAGACATCAAATATCGAGGGCGGCCAATGCCTGAACCGCTCACGCGCACCGGATCATGCTCACGCTTCTGCGGGCGCTGCTGCAGTCTGGCGGCCTTTCAAGGCAACCCGCAGGTGTCGGTGGTGTTTCCCGCCCTCAAGGCGGACGGGAGCGGTGAGTGTTCGGAACTGATCTGGGAGAACGGGATGGCGAAGTGCCGCATCTACGAGACGCGCCCGGATCTCTGTCGGATCTTTCCACAGGTGCCGGTGGGAATTGCGACGGTGCCGGAATGTGGGTATCGGTTTATTCAGGTCGAGCAACGTGAGGAGGTGAGCCATGCCCCCGTATCAGCTTAAAAAGCCGCCGCGTGCGGATGCCATCGCCGGCGGGATCGCGCACGCCGTTCCACAGATCATGCAGTTCTACCTCGCGCACAAGCGGAACCAGGCCTACCAGAAACACATTGACGACTTGAAAGCGCGGGGTGAAAGTGCGGACAAGCTGGCCCGCGACAAGTTTGATTTCGAGGCGGGCGGACGAGATCCGCAAGCTCCGTCAAAGACGTACCGACCTAAACCGGCGACCAGCGCACCGGATGCAACGTCCATGGGCGGCGTGCCGGACGCTCCTGTGACAGAAAAGGTTGATGAGGGCCCCGCACAGTTGCCCCCCCAAGATCCGTTTCAGTTTACGTTGAATCGAGATGGTGCCCCTCTGACTCCTGACAATACGGCGTCGGAGCAAATGGGTGGCATGTCAAACATGCCTGCCTACGCGCAGGGCACGCCGTTGGTGCCGCGCACCGGCCCGGCCATGCTTCATCAAGGCGAGGAAGTGATTCCGGCGGACGAGAACCCCAACAACCCTGGCGTGGAGGCGGCGCAGGCGATGGAGCCGCCCCCGCGAGCGGATGTGCTGGCGGCGAAACCGCAGACGCTGGCGATGCAGGGACCGACGGGCGGCGCCGAGGCCACCCTGGCTGGCGGTGGACCGCTCCAACAGGCCGAGGAGTTCCCGGACAAAGCTGACCCTGCCACGATCAGCAAGTACCGGCAGATGGGCCAGCAAGCCAAGGCGCGGGACAACTTCATGCTCCAGCTCAAGGAGGAGATGGCGGGCTATAAGGGGTTGGAGTCGAGCCTTGCCCAGCATGTCTATCAGGCGCGGCACCTCAAACAGCAACTCGACATTGCCAAGAACGCCGATCCAGAGAAGGTGCCAGGGATCGAGGCGAAGCTCTTGGAGATGCAGGGCACGCAACAGTATTACGAAAAGCAACTGGCGGACTTCCGCCAGAACGTGCTGGGGCTCGCCATGGACGAGAACGGGCAGATCACCGACAAGGATCTGCATGCTGGCTTGACGCATTGGCTGGACAAGGGGACGACCCGCGGCGAACGCGCTGTCCTTGAGCAGAACTTCACGCACAAGCCGCGTGGATTCCGAGCGGCTCCTGGCGGGGGGTCTGGTATTCCCCGTGCGCGCCGCCAGTCCGACTTGGTGAGTCCGGCGATTCTCGGTAGCCGTCAAGGGTAGGCCGTGGCCCGGCCGCTCCTCGAAGACGACGAGACGGCGACCTGGCTCCGGGACTTCGTCCCCACCTCGACCCGCGAGGCGGCGATCGCCGAGCTGAAGGTCGGGTCTCTGCCCGGCGATGAGCGGTGGCTCAAGCACCTCCAGACCGCCCCCAAACCAGATTTCGACGCCTATATCCAGAAACGGCGTGCCGAGCTGCAACAGGTGCAGGGGCTGGAGACCACGCCCCAGCCGCAAGGGTTCTGGCAGGACATCAAGACCGGCGCCGCCAGCCTCGGCAAGAGTGCGGTCGACGTCATCACCTCGCCGATTGAGACCGCCAAGGAGGTCGGCTCCTTCTACGGGGATCTGGTGCCGCAGCCACGCCCGGCTCCGACGCCCGCGCCCGTTGCCGCCAAGCCCGCCTTCAACGAACCCGCCTTCCAGGAGTGGTACGGGGGGCACGCCGCCACGCAGGGCCTGAACCCCAACCCGGACGACCCGCAACACTTCTACGACTACCGTGGAGCCTACACCGCCGGCGCCACCCCGGACGCCAGCGGGCATTGGCCGTCGCGGTTCAAGCTCCCGGAGCATCCCAACCGCTTTGTCACCCAGAGCGGGCAGATGATCGACACGATCACCGGCAACCCGGTTGAAGAACCCGCGCCCACGATTGACAAAAACGCAATCCCGACCACCCGTGTTACCGGACAGGCGATTGAGCAACCGGAGGTTCTGCGTCCGACCGTCCAAGTACCAGGACTGCCAACCCCGCAACGCCAAGGGCCAGCCTCTCCACAAAGCCTTGAGAATTTCACATTCTCAGTTGCCCAGGCCGTTAATTCGGGTGGGGCGAATCTCCTGCGGTCACTCAGCGCACAACTCGACGCCATCACCATGAGCCGACAGGAAGCCGGTGAAGGTCCACTCCCTGACATCCTGACCCGTCTTCCTGAAGCCACTCGACGGCGGATGGCAGAGGATCCGCGCATCCCGGAGTTCAGCCAGATTTTGAACTCCTATGCCGATGGTCTCGAAAAGTACCTGCCTGCTAAGACGAATCGGCAGAGTGGAGCCACCACCAGCACACAGGATGCTCTCGACATTGCAGATCGGGTTGCCTCGGGTCTGGCTGGATTCGCGGCTGAATATGGCATCCCGTTGTCCGCCGTCACCAAAGGACTGACCGCTCTCGGGATGGTCGGAAAGACCGCCGCAACCGTCGCTCCTGGGATCGTGGGATTCACCAAGGGTGCCGAGGAGTCTCCCGCCGAAGCGGCTAAAACCGCCGCGCTCTTTACGGTACCAGGCGTAGTGGGACAAGTCACACGCCCACTCGGAAAGGCCGTCCATGTTGCCGCCCAGACCGCCACGGGGGCCGCCTACGGAGCTGCCTTTGGGGACGACTGGAAGGATGTGGTCTCGATGGCGGCGATGTTCGGCATCCCGACGGCCGCCATGGAGGGGGTGCGGGCCAGATGGGAGAGCCAGGCCGGCGAACCCACCAAGCAATACAATGCCAAGGCGTTCGAGTTCTTTGGGCTGGACCCTGACACGGCGACGGATGCCGATGTGAAGGCCGCGTACCGAAACGCGGTTAAGTCCATGCGCCCGGACCTTGTAGACCCAGACCCAAAGGCGCAGGCCGCCAAGACAAAGGCCTTCATGGACCTGACCGAGGCGTACAATACCGCCCTCAAAGCGGCCCAGAAGGGCGGGCGGACGGTCCAACCGCCAGGACAACCTGAAGGACAAGAACCGCCTAACCCCGCAGAAAGTGGGCGGCGCGCTGAGACAGATTCTGGTTCAGTGAAGCAGATTACGGGAACCGTCCCCGGCATCGAAGCCCCACCCCCTGCCGCTGGCCCCGAAGCCCGTCCACCCAGGGTGGGCGATCAGGTCAATGCGCGGGCCAAGGCCGAAGTAGCCGCCATTCCGCCAGAATTGGCTCCAGTTCAACGCGAACCGTTCCTGAAGAAGCGTGCGGATAGGGTCTCCGACATTCAACCTACCCCTGTTCCTGGCCTGCCAGCCCCCCAAACTGAGCAAGGTGTGGCTCCGGCGAATGAACCAACGACAGGCTTGCCGGCGGGGTGGGAACATGGGGCCGTACCTGGCGAATCGACCTACATCTGGGCCGGCGGCAATCCTGAGAAGCCGAAGGCCATGGTCATTGAGCGCGACGACGGGCAGTTTGAGGCGTGGGACATTCGCGGTAAGGACACGCTTGGCACCTACCCGTCGATGGAGGAGGCCGCCGCCGCCGCCGAGGCGAACTTCACGGTCGGGAAGGGGCAGACGGCGAATGAGGCCCTCTCGCCCAAGAAGTATGCCACGCCGAACGAGGCAGCACGTGGTTTGTTCGGGCGCCCGTACAACGGCCTGAGCGATGAGCAGAAGAAGCAGGTGCAGGATGCGCTGACGATGCCGGCAGGTTCCGGTTCTGCGCCCTCAAAAGAGGAGCCAAAACCAGAAGTCAAAGCCGAACGCCCTGCCGCACCAGGATTCCCAATCCCCAAACAGGAAATCAAATCGATAAAGACGCTGGCTTTTAAGGAACTCCCAGAGTCCGCTCAGAACGCTATCGGGTACACGGAGCTGGGACGTAAAACAAACAAGAACGAGGACGCCCATCTCACCGATTCACAGTGGGAACAGGCAAGAGTGCCGATCGAATCACTTCGTAAAGGTAACGAGATGCTCTGGGATGGCGCCGAGTTTGTTCCGCGAGGGTCAATGACGAATGGCCCGATTGTGCTGGATCATGCGGGCGAGGTGATTGATGGCAATAACCGTCTCTACGAAGCTATTCAACGAGGGGATGAGGGGATCCAAGTCTATCGACCTGTCGCCAAGAAAACACCAGAGGAGCCAAAACCGGAAGCACCCAAGGCCGAACACCATGCCGCTCCTGGCCTGCCTTCTCCTGAGCGTCCGACCGTCGCCGACAAGCCCCCTCCCGGCGGCTGGAAGGACGAGGACAAGGCCCCCACGGGCGACTTCCGGCAGGATCTCTACCGCAAGCACAAGCGCGCCCTGACAAAGGCCGAGAATGCTGGCGATCCATACCGAATCATCGAAGTCGCGCAAGCCGGCCTCGACGACTTTGAAACGCACGGCTACCCGGACGACTGGGCACGATGGGAGCGGGCGATCGAGGACGCGAAGTACAAGCTCGCGCACCACCCTGACGAGTATCCGCAGAAGGCCGAAGCTCAGACGCCTGGGCTGGTGCCAGAGACAAAGACCGTCCCAACGGCCAACCCTGCCGACATGACCAAGGATGAATTTCTCGCCGCAGGGTGGACTGCACGGCGCACCGGCAAGGAATGGAACATCTACCGCCCAGATGGCTCAAAATGGGGCTTCATGCCGGGGACGCCTGATCGTCCGATCGGGAGCGAGAAGTCTGCGTTGGATGCCTTCTACGATTCACAGGTCAAGGCCAGCGAACCGAAGACGCCCAGCCCGACGACCCCCAGCCTGCCCGCTCCGAAGCCCGCCATGACCGATCAGGAGAAGGCGGACCTGCTCACCAAGGGCGGGCGCGGCGCGGTCTTACCCGACGAGCCCACGATCCCGGCGGTTGAAGCTCCAGCGACCACGGAGCAGAAGATCGTCGGCGCGAGTATGAACATCGCCTACTTTGTCGAGGAACGCCTGAAAGAGGACACGGCGCCTGGTGTACTGTCGTTCAGCATGGATCAACTGGTCACGCGAGCCAATGAGGACTTTGGGGGCACACAGGCGGACGGCACCTACACCGTCAAGGATCTGAATGATGCCCTCGAGCTGGGGATCAACCGCTTCATCGGCGAGATGCTGGGCCCTGATGGCGTCTACAGACCCACCACCTATAGCCTCATAAAAGCGCGGGAGATGCTCAACTACCTGCGTGAGCAGATCATGGACAAGATCCCGTCGCAGGGGACGAGACGCACGCCGGAGATGGTCGAGTTCCAACAGTTCTCGACCCCCCCGGATCTGGCGTTCGTGATGAACTGGGCGGCGCACATCACCCCCAAGGATGTCATGCTGGAGCCAAGTGCCGGCTTGGGTGGGCTGGCGATCTTCGCCAAGAACTTCGGGGCCGATGTGGATGTCAACGAACTTTCGCCGCGGCGGGCCGGACTCCTCAATACCATCGTCTTCAACAAGGTGACGACGGAGAACGCCGAACAGATTGCCAACATCCTCAAAGTCACGCCCACGGTGATCGTGATGAACCCGCCGTTTTCCTCGACGGCCGGCCGGATCACGGGCGAGCGCAAGAGTACCAACGCCATCAGCAAACACATCGACCAGGCCCTGAAGCTCCTGGCCCCGAATGGGCGACTCGTCGCCCTGATCGGCGAGGGGTTCATGGGGCAGTCCGAGGGGGTCTCCCGCGCCATCGACGCCCTCGCCAAGAAGTACCAGCTTCGTGCCAGCGTGGTCATGTCCGGCAAGGGGTACAAGAAATACGGCACTGATTTTGACAACCGCATCTTGATTTTCGATAAAGTGGCCCCCTCTCCTTCAGTAGAGGTGGTAACAGGGAAGGCCGAGAACCCCTATGAAGCCCTCAATCTCCTCAAGGAGGTGCGCGATGACCGCCCCAGCGTTGAAGGACAAGCGACCCGACCAGACGAACAACGACCACCCGCTCAACGTGGAGGCCAAGCGGTGGCTGAAGGTGGCGGGGGCCAAACCGGACCCGGATCTGCCGTACCTGTTCCAACTGGCGATGTGGGGACTCGACCACGGCCGGTTGACCACACCGCCGGGGGGGGACAGCGACATCCTGCGACAGAAACTGGACGGCCTCCTCGCGTACCCGGACGGAAAGAGGGCGCTGGAGTGGTTCCTCAACAGCCCAGAGAGCCCGGACTCCCCGTTGCTGGAGGAGAGCGACCTATCCAAGGCCATGAGCCCAAGGCGGGCGGCGGTGAAGGTACTGGAGGCCCTCGACCTGCGCCTGCGGGACGACCCGCGGATGAAGGGAACGTACCCGCCCATATACCCGTTCAGTCCGGGATAACGGTCGTCGCTTCCAGCGAACCTGAATCCAAGTTCCCCAGCACGACCAAAGAACTCACCGACGCCGTCTACGACGAGTACCAACCACCCAAGGTGCGGATTCCTGGTGCCAAACCGCACCCTGGCAAACTGGTAGAGTCGGCGGCCATGGCGGACACGCTCCCGCCCGATCCGACCTACACGCCCAACCTGCCGCAGGATCTGATTGATTCCGGCGCCCTCTCGCTGGCCCAGCTCGAGACGCCCGTGTACGCAGGACAGGCCCATGAGTTATTTCTGTCAGACGGGACGCGCAAGGGCTTCTTCTTGGGCGATGGCACGGGGGTCGGGAAGGGCCGGCAGATCTCCGCCGTCATTCTGGATAACTTCCGCAACGGGCGCGAGAAAGCCATCTGGGTCTCGGAGTCTTCTAGGCTCATAGCCGACGCCAAGCGCGACTGGGTGGATATTGGCGGCGACAAGGGCCAAGTTTTTGAACTCGGCAAGACCAAACTCGGCGAACCGATCGACCAACCCAAGGGCATTATGTTCACCACCTATGCCACGATCCGCTCCAACTTAATGACGGATAAGACCGGCAAGGTCATTCCCATTACAGACAAGAAAACGAACCAGCCCAAACAATCGCGGGTCAATCAGATCCTAGCGTGGCTCGGCAAAGACTTCGATGGCGTGATCGTGTTCGACGAAGCCCATAACATGCAAAAGACCACGCAGTCGATGGGGGCGCGTGGCATCCACCAGCAAGCCTCCATCCAGGCTCTTGCGGCCCTTGACCTCCGCAAGCAGGTGCCGAAGGCTCGCATTGTGTATGCCTCGGCGACCGGCGCGAACTCGGTAGACACGCTGGGGTATGCTGAACGGCTCGGTCTGTGGGGGCCCGGTACGGCCTTCCCTGACCAGAATGATTTCTCGGCGAAGATCACGGAAGGCGGTTTGGGTGCGATGGAAGTGGTCGCCCGTGACATGAAGGCCATGGGCGTCTATATCGCTCGCTCGCTCGACTTCTCAGAGGTCACATATAGCACTCTTGAGCATGTGTTGACGCCAGAACAAGAAGACATCTACAACGGACTGGCGCGGGCATGGCAGGTGGTATTGGCAAACATCAATCAGGCCCTCGAACTCACGGGCGTCACCGAGGGCGGGAAGGCCAAGAACGCGGGCGCCAAGTCCACCTTGCTCTCCAATTTCTGGGGCACGGAACTCCGGTTCTTCAATCAGGTGCTGACGGCCATGCAGATGCCCACCGTCATCGCCGATATGGAAGCGAAGATCAAGGATGGCAAGGCCATTATCGCTCAACTCGTCAACACCAACGAGGCGGGCATGGAGCGGCAGATCCAAAACGCCGAGCAAGAAGACGGCGATCTGGAAAATCTCGATCTCACGCCACGCGATGCCCTGATGCAGTTTCTGGAGAAGTCCTTTCCGACGCAACAGTACGAGCAGTACCAGGACGAGCAAGGGAACATCCGGTCTCGCCCCGTGCTGGACCATGATGGCAACCCCGTGCAGAACCAGGACGCCATCCAGCTCAAGCAGGACATGCTTCTCTCGGTCGGGTCGCTGAAGGTACCCGAAGGCCCGCTGGAGTTCATCATCAACACTTTTGGGCCGGACGCCGTGGCGGAAGTCACGGGTCGGAGCCGCCGCGTGGTGCGCCTCAAAGACAATCTGGGGCGCGAGAAGACGGTGATCCAGTCTCGTTCACCCTCGCTCGCCGCCCATGAGGTAGACGAATACCTTGCTGATAAGAAGTCGATCCTTGTCTTTTCAGACGCCGGCGGCACTGGGCGCAGCTTCCATTCGGATCGGCGTATCAAGAACCAGCGGCAACGCTGGCACTATGGCGTGCAACCTGGCTGGCGGGCGGAAAAGTTCATTCAAGGGCTGGGCCGTTCACACCGCACGAACGAGGCCAATGCCCCGCATTATGTGCTGGTGATGACGAACCTGAAAGGGCACAAGCGGTTTATCTCGACCATCGGCCGCCGGTTGGATCAGCTTGGGGCCATGACCAAGGGCGAGCGCAAGACGGGCAGCTCAGGCCTCATCAACGCCAAAGACAACCTTGAAAACAAATACGCGCAAGGCGCGGTGCGGGCACTGGTGTTGGACGCCCATCGCGGGGAAGTCCCGACCGTGGACTTCAAGGAGATGATCGAGGGCAAGATGGGGCTGACGGGCCTTGTCGCCGATGATGGGTCCATCAACGAGGACAAGATCCCGAAAGTCCCGCAGTTTCTTAATCGGATTCTGGCCTTGGAGATCCACGATCAAAACGCCGTGTTCGATGCTTTCAGCGAGCGCATGGAGCAGGCGATCGACCACGCGGCCTCGCTCGGACAACTCGATGTGGGTCTCGAAACGTACAAGGCTCGCAGCGTGAAGACGATCAAGGAACAACAGGTCTACCGCGATCCGATCAGCGGCGCCACAACGTCGATGGTCTCGATGGACACCAAGCATGATGTGAACTTCGTCCAGACCAAGGAGGTCGAGAAGAAGGAGGGCTTTCAGGGGTACGTCCAGAGCAACAAGACCGAGAAGGTCTTCGCCTCGGTCTATACCGGAACGCGCACGGACCCGAAAACGGGAGGCGTCAACAAACACTTCCGCCTCATCAGCCCCGTCGCCGAGACGTACTACTATGTGGACGAGGACGGCCTGAGCAAGCACTACGCGGCGATCAATCCAGACGCCGGCAAAGCCCTCTGGAAGAAGACGATTGACACGCATCCACCCTACCGCGAGGAACCCCTGCATCTGATTTCCGGCACCTTGCTCCCGATATGGGACAGGCTCCCGCAGGACCATGTCCGAGTCATGCGCGTCCAGGACGACACCGGCAAGCGGTATCTGGGGCGGGTGGTCCGGGAGGGCGATGTGTCGGCTGTTCTCCGCCGGCTGGGGGCCTCGGTGGACTTGCCGACGCTGACGCCCGCGCAGGCCATGGACACCATCCTCAAGAAGCGGAGCAAGATCGCGCTGGTCAACGGGTGGCGGTTCGAGCGCAAGACCGTCGCCGGCGAGACGCGCATCGAGATCGTGGGCAACGGGGTCGAGCGGGCGTGGAAGGAGCTGGAGGCCGCCGGGGCGTTCCGCGAGATCATCCAGTTCAAGACGCGCATCTTCATCCCGACGGGCGAGAAGGGGGCCTCGGCCTTTGAAAAGATCGTGGCGAACCACCCCGTCGCCGAGATCGTGGATTCCGAGATGGGGCAGGGCGAGATCACCAGCCACATGAAGGCGTTCAAGACAAAGTTCAAGCGGGCCGGTAATGTGGTTGATGGGCGCCGGGTGGTGGGCGAGGCGTCCAACCAGTCCTCCATTAAGGCCAGCCTGACGAAGTACGAAATACTTGACGGTGTACGCGAGGTGCCGATCTCCGCATTTCAAGACGATGGAAAGCCTTCATTCTATTCCCGGACAGAGAAGCACAAGGTCGAAGCTCTTGCGAACACGATCAAGGAGTCTGGTGAAATCGAACCGCTGATCGTCGTCGAGGATGGGAGTAAGGCAGGCCCGTATGTGTTGGAAGGCGGCCACCGCTTCGACGCGCTGAAGTTACTGGGGGCGAAGTCGTTCCCAGCGATGGTCGTGTTAGATACACAATATGGGCGTGCTGATGTTTCCTATATCAAGGTCGTCAAAGAGGAGGGTGGGCACGGGGCCGCCGCCGGCATCGACCCGAACCGCATCAAGGCCATGGGCGAGGGCCTGTACTCCGAGCATCCCTCCAAGGTCATCGTCAAGGAGCTGGTGCAGAACGCCACGGACGGCACCCGCGGGCTGACCGACAAAGCGGGGGCCATGGTGCGGATCGAGGTCTTCCCGGACGATCACAAGATCACGATTGACGACACGGGAACCGGGATGCTCCCTGATGTGGCGTTCAAGGAGCTGGTGGACTTTGGCGGGAGCAAGAAGACTGAAGACGCCGCCGGCATGTTCGGGGTCGCCAAGGTGGTCATCTTCGCCGGGGCCGACAACATCGACATCAAGACGGTCGCCTACGATCCGGCCCGTGGCATGGTTGAGACGCATCTAAGCGGGTCCGGGGCCGACTGGCTGAACCAGGAGAAGGGCCTGACCGCCACGATCAAGGCGGCCGATCCCGACGCGACCCCAGGCACCCGTGTCCGGCTCAAGTACCCGGACAAGATGGAGTTCGATACGCCGGCGATTCGCAAGTGGCTGGAGAACGTCACGGCCTTTCACCAGATGCCGCTCAAGCTCTCGGCCTCGATCGGGGGCTTGGAGATCAACCCCGAGAAGAACTGGAAGGCGATGGGCGTGGCCCGGACACGCACGCTGGAGTTCCAGGGCGGCGAGGTGGACTTCTCCGCAGCGGAAGGCACCGCCGAGATGGAGACAGGCAAGGTGCAGATCCTGAACAACGGCCTCTACCAGTTCACGATCAACGTCAGCTTCGGCAAAGGGCACAAGCTCAAGCTCCCGCATACCATCCTCGCCAACATCCGGTCGCGCCGCACGCCGGGGCAGACGGGCTACCCCTTCACGACGAACCGGGAGAAGTTGCGCGGCGATGTAAAGGACGTCATCCGCAAGTACCTGATCCAAGACCTCGTCACCGACGCGCTGGATGTGGAGCGGGAGACGTTCCGCAAGGCGTTCGAGGAGGCCCCGGATGTCCCCGGCACGGACTTCCAGTTCATGGACACCGAGCAGACCGTGCCGCCGGAGATCCTGAAGGAGATGGCGGACCAACCGCATGTCAAGCAACTCGCGCTGATGATGGCCCGCGCCTTTGCGCCACTCCAGAAGGCGCTGATCCCCTACGGAGATCAGTACGGATCGGTCGTCTTCCAGGGGATCGGAATCGGCAAGTACCTCGGCGTGAACATCGGCGGGAGTTCGATCTTCAAGGGCGACCAGAGCAACTACATTCTCATCAACCCCTACGACATCTACCAGGATGTCAATGGGCATGTGCTGAACGGACGGATTCCGCCGGAGAATCTGGCGAAAGAGTTTGCCGCCATGGTGATCTCGACGGCGGTGCATGAAATCAGTCATCAGTCCGTGCGCCCGCACAATGAAGCGTTCGCCGCCATCAACAGTTACAATCAAGCCCGCACGATCAAGGAAAGCGCCGCCGCCCTTGAGGTGATGCTGGGCGACATGGGAGGCCCCAATGGTGCCAAAACTCTCCTTGCACAAATTGCCGCTGACGTCGACACACTCAAACCCTTTCAGGGTGAAGAATCACATGACGTTTTTGAGAAGATTAGCACCGGCCATGAACGATTTCGTGGACGCGGACTCGGTGCGGCACATCCTGAAGGAGGCGAAGGCGGCGGGGCACAATCCCAAATCCCTCTACCAGGCCGCCGTCAGCGTCCGGCCCAAGCGGTATCATCCCGCGCCGCACTACCTGATCGTCGCGCCAAGAGAGGCCAGCCTGTCCAAGGCGACACGCTCACCCGCGCCGAGTTCGAGGACTACCTCGACACCCTCCCCCTGAAGGACTCCTTCGGCAAGCTCGACTATAACGACCTCCACGGCATCAGCGGGTACGGCGACAAGTGGACGCTGAAGGCGGTCAACCCTAAGACACTCGAGCTGACCACCGAGACGCCGACCGGGAAGTACCCGATCATCATTGACGGCGAAGGCGGCGAAGCTCTCGACGGCCGCCGCCGGCAGTACGCTGCGATCAACAAGGGCGTCAAGGCCATCCTCGCCTGGGTGCCGAACGAGGGTATCTCCAAGATGCGCCGCTTCAATGAGCGTGGCGGCGTGCCGCTCGGGAAGGAGGTGAACGAGGGGCCAAAGCCTGGCTGGTTCAGATCGGCCAATCCGACTATTGATGCTCGCGTTCGCAAGGCCAAGAAGGGTCTGCAACCGATCTCTTGGAAGGAGTGGGCCAAAGAGCATCTCAAGCAGGTCTGGCGCCTGACCTCCCGCGAGTTCGAGCATCTGCCGGATACCGCCGAGTTCAGCCGGCTCCGCAACGACCTCCTCAAGCTCTCGAAGCAGAAGGGCATCCAGGCAGACCGGATCGAGCGCGAACTGGCGCGGATCGTCAAGCCCCTCTCGCCAATGCAATACGACGACCTCGAATGGAAGGCGTTGCTGACCGACCTCTCGCACGAAGCGGCGAAGGGGAACAAACTCCCGTTCGAGTACACGCCGGACTCGGTCACGCACGATCTGGAACGGATTGATGATCGCGTCCAGAAGGATCCCGCTATTCGAGCCGCCTGGGCCGCTCGAAAGGAACTCTGGAAGGGCCTGACGACCGACTACAAGAAGGCCATGGACGCCATCGGGTTCGATGTGAGCAAGAAGCTGACCAAGGAGGACTACTTCCGGCATCAGGTACTGGACTATGCCCGTGAGCAACGGTTGATTGCTGGGTCTGGCAAGCGGCTCCGGACGCCGACCGGTCGGGGGTTCCTCAAGAAGCGTGAGGGGTCCACCTTCGACATCAACGCGAACTACATCCAGGCCGAGTTCGAGGTCATGGCCCAGATGGCCTACGACACCCAGCTCGCCAAGGTCATCAAGGGCGTCGACGAGGCCCATAACATCCGGCAACGGCTCAAGGGGGAGGCGCGGGCCGCCAACCAGCAGACCCTTCAAAAGCGGATCGACGCCGAGCTGGCGGCCCCCGGCGGGGTGAGCCTCATTGACGTCCAGATGAAGCACTTCCGCCAGCGGTTGGGGATGCACCAGCACCGCCTCCGGGACGCGCTCGATCTGCAACCGGCCGACAAGCTGACGATGGAGCAGATTCAGGCCATCGCCAACGACCCGGAATCCCCCGGCCAGATGCACGCGCTGGGGATCTTCAAGGCGATCGGCGAGCGCAAAGCGTTCATCAAGGGCGTGCTGGGGAAGGCGTACAAGACCTGGCAGGATCTCGTCCCGGACGGGTACACGCTCTGGCAGCCCCGCGAGGGCAACATCTTCTACATGGCGGACACGATCCCCGCCCAGCTCGCCAAGGCCCTGCACGAACACGCGCTGGAGGAGGTGGGCCTGACCAAGGAGATGCTCCGGACGATGATGGCCCAGGGCGGGCCCCGCGAGCAGTATGTCGTCAAGGACGAGGTGGCGGTCACGCTCGACGAGCTGGCCCAGCCGGCACCGAACTGGTTTGTCGATCTCAACCGGGCGGCCCTATCCCACTGGAAGCAGGTCATGCTGATCGCCCCGCGGCGGGTGATCGGGTACAACCTGCGGAACCTGTCCGGCGACTCGGATGCCCTGTTCGTCGGCAACCCGGGGGCTTTCAAGAAGGTCCAGCAGGCCATCAAAGAGATGTGGCCCGTCATGTTCAAGGATGAACCCCTGACCGGCGAGGCAAAGGAATGGGCAGAGCGTGGGGGCTACGGGTCCACCCTCCAGGTGCAGGAGATGGGCGATCTCAACGAACTCAAGGCTTTCCGGGCCACGATCGACCGCGAAGGCAAGGGTGGCGCGCTGGCTCTGCCCGTCGAAGCGTTCAATAAATACTGGAAAGCCGCGAGGTTAGGGACGGACTACCGCGAGGCCATGCTCCGGTACGCTGCCTACCTCGACTATCTGGAGCAGATGCAGGGTAACACAGAGGGCCGCCCGGCGAACTGGGGGGCCTCCAGGCGCGAGACCGTCATGGCCTTGCCAGACATCCGGGATCGGGCGTTTAAGCTCTCCAACGAGCTGCTGGGCGCCTACGACCGGGTTTCTGTGGCGGGTCAGACCCTGCGGCGGTTCTGGTACCCCTTCTGGAGCTGGCAGGAGGTCAATATGGGCCGGTACGCCCATCTCTTGCGGAACGCCTTCGAGGACGCCGACTACGGGGCAGGGGCGAGGGGGGCCGGTGTCGCTGGTAAGAAGGTCGCCGCCTTCCTGATCCGGGCCGCCGCCCTGTGGACGATGCTCCAGGTCTGGAATAACTTCGTCTTCGACGACGAGGAGCGGGAATTGCAGGACACGGACCCCACGATCGCCAACCGCATCCATGTCATTCTGGGTGGCAAACGGGAGGACGGGAGCATCCCGGTCTTCACCGGCCTGGGTGCGCTGGGGGATGCCCTGTCGTGGTTCGGCCTCGACCAGGCCCCCGGGCTGGTCGGGGACTACCTGCATGGGCGCCTGACGCTGGGCGAGATCTGGCAGAAGACGTGGCACGCCCCGATCAACAAGGTCTGGCAGGGGATCACCCCGCTGGTCAAGGACACGGTGGATCTGGTGGGCCGTATCAACACCTACCCGGATGTCTTTAACCCGCGCCCGATGCAGAGCCGTGGGGACTATCTGGCCCAGCAGGCGACCGTTGGGCAGGAGGCACGCGCCCTCGCCGGCAAGCCGACCAAGCCCTACCTCGGATCGGACAACCTGACGGGCTTCCTCGGGATCCGAAAGATCAACCCCGACCAGGCGGCCTACCAGAGCTGGCAGGACATCGAGGCCAAGTACAAGCAACGCCTTGGGAAGGACGACGGCGGGCTCTACTGGCGCACCCCCAAGGGCGAGGCCTTGCAGAACATCGCGCTCTCGATCAAGTACGGAGACACGGCCGCCGAGGCGAAATACCGCGCCGAGTACAAGGAGCTGGGCGGCACCTCAAAGACCATGCACCAGTCGCTCCGGGATAAGACTCCCCTCTGGGGGCTGACCAAGAATGACCGGGACGCCGTGGTCAAGCAACTGGAGCCGGCGGAGCGGCGCATCCTGCAACGGGCCGAGAATTACTACGCGACCACCATGCTCCAAGTCCTCCCAGAGGGCGACCGCCGCGCCTTCATCGCCAAACTCAAAGCCCACCACTGGCTGACGCCGGCTAAACCCTTGCTGGCGGATCTCGTCCCCGCTGGCGAGGGCGTCTTTCCATAATTGTGCCACGCGAAACAGTACATAAAAGGATAGAGTAAAAAATAATCTTATTTTGTACTTGACACGGTTTTGAGCAAATGGTAGGCTCAAACCATGGCATACAGAAAAAAGCATGGGCCGTTCGATCCATCGTTCACGTTCAAGCTCCCAGCTCCGCTCCTAAAAAAGCTCCACGACGAAGCAGATAGGCGCGGGACATCAGCATCCGCAATCGTGCGCGAAACTCTGCTCGACAAGTATCGCAACCAGACCGACGGAAAGTAATGCCATGATGATCTACGCCCTTCGAGATCCGCGCACCAGCAAGGTTGTATACATCGGTAGGACAATCCGCCCCATGATGCGTAGAATCGTGTGGATGAGTCGGCCAAAGCGTACAGCCAACAAACGAATAAATCAGTGGTGCCGTGATCTTCAACGAGCAAAGCTACGACCAGTTTTTGAAATCCTTGAAGAACGAGTCGAATTTGGTGATCGTTATTTCAGAGAAGGATACTGGATTGAACGACTCAACCCATCGCTGAATATCCATCGCAACAACCGTATAAATCGGTGCAGGCAAAATAAACTCAAACCGGAGGACGCCCCCCATGTCGCTACCACACGCCACAGACGTTCAAGCTGATCCGCCCCGCGACTTCCTCAAGGAAGCCTACGCCATCATCGAAGGGAGGACATCACTCCTGCCGGAGAAGGGGCATCTGATCGCGCTCGCCGCTGAAGAAGCCTGCGAACTCTACGCCCTCGGCACCGACAAAATTGAGCGTGACTTTCCCGACTTCGAGAACGGGACGCCGCTCTACCCAGGGTGCGACAAGCCCAACTACACCCTCCTCTGTCCCGATTGCTTTCACTCTGTCTACGGGGGATCGACGCGATGATCGCCGCACGGACGACCGGCACGATGCCGCCCCTGACGAAGCGGGAACGGGACGTTCTGCAACAGGTCTGGCTCGGTTATACGAGCAAGGAGGCCGGGACGAACCTCGGCATCAGTAACCGCACGGTGGAAGTGCATCGCGTGGCGATCTATCGCAAGACGCACACCGCCAGCCTCCCTGAGCTGTTCGCCCATGCACTGAATCACCGCCTGATCTCAGTGCAGGAGAGATTCGCAACATCTGAGAGACCGTTCAGGTGGCGGCGATGAACGCGCAGGATCGCCAGCGGATCATGGTCTGTGGATGCCGCGTGGACGGGCCCACGGGCATCCCCACCTACATTTGTGCCGCCCATGAACGCCCGAGGCTTCGTCCTCGGTTCTTTGCCCCGTATCGCTCAGAGGCCACCATCGAGAAGGGCGAGGCGGATATTGCCAAGTGGGAGAATGACCAGGAGGAGGGCCGCCAATGAAAAGCAACCGCTTCAGTCAGGACGATCTCGCCCTCTACTATGCCTCGCGCCAGCGGAGCCGCCTTCGGATGCTCTGGTTCCTACACGGCCTTGCATGGGCGATGGTGATTCTGTCTGTCTTTGCCATCATCATGTTCAATCAACCCAGGAGGATCGACGACCATGGAGACGCCCCCCACTACACTCCCAGCGACAAAGTCTACAATTCCCACCGCCCTGCAAGAGCTTGACGCCCAAGTCAAGGCCCTGACGATCACCACGCCGGAGACGGCGACCTTCGCCAAGGAACTCTGGAAGCAGGGCGATGCCTACGCCAAGAAGGTCAAGGCGGATCTGGACGAGACCATCAAGGACGCGAAGGCCTTCATCAAGACCGAGACGGAGAAGGCCAATGTCCTGTTGACGCTCTGCGCGAACAACGTCTCGACGCTCAAGACGGGGCTGATCGCTTACCAAGAACGCGCCGACGCCGAGGCCCGTAAGGAGCAGGATCGGCTCAATGCGGAGTACCAGAAGAAGATCGAGAAGGAGGAGAAAAAGGCCGAGGCGAAGGGTCTGCCGGTGCGCCCTGTGGCACCGCCGCCCATCGTGCAGGCCCCCGCCAAGTCAGAAGCTGGCGTATCTTTCGTGGAGCTGACCACATGGGACTGTTTGCCGGTAGTGATTGCTGGAAAAGTTCAGCCCGGTGCTGATCTTAGCAGGGCGAACACTGATCTCAAAGAGATTACCGATTACTACTTTACCAAGCCGATGCTTGATACCACGCTGATCGGAACATTGGTTAAGGCAGGCAAAGGCGGTGCAATTTCAGGAATTACGGTTCGTAAAGTGAAGACTCTCGCCAACAAGGGATAGCGATGCTGACCGGACTTAAACGAATCGACGAGAAGACGCGCTGCGAAGGTGCGTGCATCGTCTGGACAGGCAAACTGGATAATGGATATGGGCGGTTCAAACTGAATGGGAAAATGGTGCGGGTTCATCGCTTCGCCTACGAGCAGGCTCATGGTCCAATTCCAGATGGACTTGAGCTTGACCATCTCTGTCGCAACAGAGCCTGTCTTAATGTCTCTCATCTAGAACCAGTCACTAGAAAAGTTAACATTATGCGCGGCGTTGGTGTTGGAGCAAAGAACATTCTTAAAACGTACTGTCCGAAGGGGCATCGCTACGACAAAAAGAACACCTATTGGAGCAAGACGGGCAGGCGAAATCGCCACTGTAGAACTTGTACGTTGCAACGATGCAGAGATTACGACCAAAGAATGAAGAACGCTAGATGCTCACAGTAATTAACGAAGACCGCGAGAACCGCGCCTACCAAGACGAGGCCGGAAAAATCTACCGGCCGGTGTCGGCGATCACGCACGCGCTGACAGGGCGCGACCCGTTCGCCTTTGTGGATGAGGACACGCTGGAGGCCGCGATCCTGTTTGGCAACAAGGCGCACAGATTATTCGCCACGCTTTTAGCCTCGATGCAAGGGCTGTGTGATGCCCCCGCCGTCAACTTTGAAGACGAGCGGCTCTACTATGCTCACGCCGCGATGCTCAAGTGGGTGAACGACACCGGCTTCAAGCCGCGCTGGGTCGAGCAGGCCTCAAAGAACGACCGCTACGGCATCGCTGGCACGCCGGATTGTGATGGCTGGTACGGGAAGAAGCAGATCCTGACGATCCCCGACCTCAAGACCGGCACGGTGCAACCGGAGCATAAGGTGCAGGTCATGCTGTACCGCTTTCTGGAGGGCTACGAGAAGGCCCGCCAGTTGCTGATCCTCTACATTGACGGGCGCACCACCGACTACAAGGAAGTGATCGTGTACCCGGACGCCGCCACGGAGATCGCCGCCCTGTCGATGGCGGCCGTCCTGAACTGGCGAGCGAACCACGGCTATTAACCCAAGGAGGCCCCCGATGGAGAACTTTCGACGACGCTTCACCAAGATCAAAGGCCGGTTCAGTGAACACCGGCGCTTGCCGATCCTCGGCAAGATTCGCTTGGGCCTGAAGGTCCAGAAGACCCGCCCGGACAAGAGCATCGTGGAGTACCCGACGGAGACCGACTACTTCGTCTGTCCTCCTGAAGTACAAGCGATTCACGGCGACAAGCCCGTCTCGCTCCCGATCATGCTCCTGTCGGACGACATTGAGATCGACTTCCCGCAGAGCTACGCCTGGTATGGGTCGAGCAAAGGCCTTAAATGCCGCGGCGACGGGGAAGTGGCAGAACGGCTCGGTCAAGATGGTGTCTGGGGCGAGATGGCCTGTCCCTGCGAGCAACTCAAGAGCGAGGAAAACCCGCGAGGGGAGTGTACGGAACAGGCCACGCTCCTGTTCATGCTCCCAGAGGTCAACATGGGCGGCCTCTACCAGCTCACGACGAAGTCCTTCCATTCAGTCGTCGATCTGAACAGCGGCATGGAGTACACGAAGCTCCTCTTGGGCGGACGCCTTGCCATGGTGCCGCTGACGCTCTGGCGCGAGAAGCGCGAGACGCACCACGACCAGAAGAAGCAGACCCACTACACCCTCAAGCTGGCCTTTGCCGGGAAAGAGGAGGCGGTGGCGTCCTATCGCCAGCAGGGGCTGGGGTACGTTCAGCAACTGCCGCAACTCCCGGCCCCGATCGAGGAGAACCCGAAGCTCGACCCTGCGGATGTGCAGATCGAAGGCGAGGGGGAAGATGAACCCATGCCCGAAGGAGCGAGGCTGATTCAACCGGATCCCCGGAAGGAGAAGACCGCCCCCGCCAAGTTCAAGGGGCCGCAGCTCCCGGCCTACGGGCCGTTTGGGAAACGGCATCTCGACGACCCTGCCGTGCCGCTTGACGATCTGGTGAAGTACCTCAAGAGCATCGAGGTCGAAGCGAACGACCCGCTCAAGGCGATGGCGCGGGATGCCAACATGCTCCTGCTCTCGCATCTTGATGCCGAGATCGGTCTCCGGAATGGACGCATGACAAGGGAGGCGGCGGTGAATGTTCCCCCTGCAACGACAACCGCGTCCGCGCAAGGTCACGCTAAACCATCCCACGGTGCAAAGAATACGGCTAAGGCCATCGACGCAGGTGCGATGCAGGAGGCGGAGATCCGCAAGCTGGTCGCCGCGCTGGTGGAGACACGCGATGGCAATGATGCCCTCTGGGGCGTCCGCCGGAATTTCAATGTCGCTCTCCAGCAACTGCCAGAGGGACACGAAGCCCGCCAGAATTATCTGGAGGAGTTGCGCGAGGTCGCTGACCGTCTTCATGTGAAGGTCGGCGCATGACAGGCGGCGAGTCCCGGCCCAGCTTCACCCCTGCGAAATGCCGGGGGGTGTCCCGCAGGGGCCGCTGGTGTCCGGGGCTCGCCCAATAAACAGGAGGTCGAGTATGGCTCCCATGACTGATACGAAGATTGACCGTGACCCGACGCCCTGTCCGGACTGTGGCGTGAAGCCGGGCCAGCCGCACCACAACGGATGCGATGTCGAACGCTGTAGCGTCTGCGGTAAGCAGGGTCTGATGTGCTGGGGGGCACCCCACCACCACGAGAAGGCGCATGACCCGCTCTTTGCCCGCTGGACGGGCTGGTGGCCGGGCCTGCTCGAAAGTGAAGCGTTAGGGATCGACCTCAACGAGTTTGCAATTCTCGGTTATCACACCTATTTCCATGTGAAGCCGACGGGGAACAAATGAGCCAACTCACCCTCGACGATGAGCTCGCCGCGAAGGAGAAGGCGTTTGGCCTGGACCTGGTAGAGATTCACAACGCGCCCTTCGTTGCCACTATGCGGACGGTTGCGGTGAAGCTAGCGCTGGCCTACGGGTCCGTCAGTTGCGACGACCTCCGTGTCCTAGCAGACAAGTGGGGGCTTAAACCGGCTCATCCTAATGCGTGGGGCTGTGTGTTGCGTGGGCCGCACTGGCGCGTCATTGACCGGCGGCCAAGCGTGATCGTCACGAACCATCATCGTGAAATTAAGGTGTTCGCGTATGTCGGAAACTAAGCCGCGCCGCAACGTCGTGTCTGTCGGCAATGCCAGAAGGAGCGCATGGATCGTTTTAATAGGCGGCGGGAAATCAAGGTGGGGGGGGGGGGCTGAGGTGAAGGTCATCCACGCGGCTGATTTGTTCTGTGGTGCCGGCGGCACGTCGACCGGGCTGGCGCGGGCCTGTGAAAGCCTTGGGATGGGGCTCAGTCTGATTGCCGTGAACCATTGGGACATCGCCATCAAGACGCACACGGCGAACCATCCCACGGCGCAGCATCTTTGTACGTCGCTCGACAGCGTAGACCCGCGCAAGGTTGTCCCTTCCGGCCATTTGCATCTGCTGGTCGCGTCCCCGGAATGTACCCATCACTCCATCGCCCGCGGCGGCAAGCCGGTGTCCGATCAATCCCGGTCCACAGCCTGGCATGTGCTTCGCTGGGCCGAGGCGCTCCGGATCGACAGCATCCTGATTGAAAACGTGCGGGAGTTCCGCGATTGGGGGCCGATCGGCACGAACGGACGGCCGCTCAAAACCAAGCGCGGCGACACCTACCGGGCCTTTCTCAATTCCCTGCGGTCACTCGGTTACGTCGTCGAGGATCGGATTCTGAACGCGGCCAACTACGGCGACCCGACGACGCGGGAGCGGTTGTTCATCATCGCCCGTCGTGGGCGCCGGCCGATCACCTGGCCGGATGCGTCCCATGCCGCCGACGGTCGGCTGCCGATGGGGCTGGAAAAGTGGAAGGCGGCGCGGGAGATCATCGACTGGTCGCTCGTCAGTCAGAGCATCTTCACCCGCAAGCGCCCGCTCGCGCCGGCGACCCTGGCCCGGATCGAGGCGGGCCTGCGGAAGTTCGGGGGGGCCAATGCCGAGCCGTTCATCGCGGTCCTCCGCCGTCATGGCAACGGGCGCTCGGTCGATCAGCCGCTTCCTACGCTCACGGCCGGCGGCGAACACATGGGCCTCTGCGAGCCGTTCGTGATTGGGCAGCAGAGCTGTGCGGCTCCGCGTTCGGTGAATAAACCACTCCCGACGATTGCCACGGCTGGAGCGATCTCGCTGGTGCAGCCGTTCGTAGCGATCCTGCGCGGTCAATCCAAGGTACGGTCGATTGAGCAGCCATTGTCGACACTTTCGACGACGGGCGCGCATCACGCCTTGGTCGAGCCGTTTCTCGTTACGGCCAACCACGGTACGGATAAGCGCGAAGGACCTGGGCAGTACAGACGCCGATCCCATTCTACCGACAAGCCTATTCCGACCCTGACCGGCTCCAAGCAGTTCGGCCTTGTCGAACCTTTCCTTGTGCCGTTCTTTGGCGAGCGCGACGGTCAGTTACCTCGCGTTCACTCGGTTGACGACCCGTTACCGACTGTTACATCACACGGCGCCGGCGGACTCGTCGAACCGTTCATCTCGAAATACTACGGGACCGGGAAGGCCAAGCCAGTGAGTGAGCCGCTGGACACGATCACGGCCAAGGACCGCTTCGCCCTGGTGACCGTGGACGGGAACGAGGTGACGCTCGACATTCGCTTTCGGATGCTCCAGCCGCACGAGCTTGCCCGGGCCATGTCGTTTGACGACGACTACCTATTCTCTGGGACGCGGGAGCAGCGCGTCAAACAGATCGGGAACGCGGTTCCCGTGAACCTGGCGATGGCGCTGTGTCGTGAGCTGATCGCGTGAACTACACCCTCCACCAGGGCCATGTGCTGACGGAGCTGGCGACGATGCCGGCGGAGTCGGTGCAGATGGTGTGTACGAGCCCGCCGTATTGGGGTCTACGCGACTACAAGATCCCGCCGCAGGTCTGGGGGGGGGCACAAAGTTGCGAACACGACTGGCGGGATGTGGTGGCTACCTCGGAGACGAACTACACCGATAAGCGGCGGTGGCAACATACGCGCAACGGACGGGACGAGCAGGTCGCACCAGAGAAACGGGTCGGCTGGAAGCGGCAGGAGATTCGCCATGGAGCCGTCTGTTCAGCTTGTGGGGCGTGGGCGGGCTCGCTCGGCTTAGAATCCTCGGTCGACCTCTACGTCGAGCATGTCGTCGAAGTCTTCCGCGACGTGCGCCGCGTCCTCCGCAGCGACGGCACGCTCTGGCTGAACCTCGGAGATACGTATGCTTCTACTGGTAAATGGGGCGGCTCATCGGGCGGGAAGAACGACGCTGCAAAAAAATCGGGGGCGTCCATCCGCGAGAAAAAAGAGTTTTTGGAATTAAAGTCCAAAGACCTCGTCGGCATCCCCTGGCGCGTGGCCTTCGCGCTGCAAGCGGACGGCTGGTGGCTGCGGAGCGACATTATCTGGGCCAAGCCCAACCCCATGCCAGAGTCGGTGACGGACCGCCCAACTAAGGCGCATGAGTACCTATTCCTGCTCACCAAGAGCCAGACGTACTACTACGATGCAGAGGCGATCGCTGAACCCTGCACCCATGCCGACACCACGTACAGCAAGCCATCAGCGAGAGATAACTTTCGACGCGAAAACTCAAAACGAGCAGCAGTGCATCCTGGGCAGACCGTCGGTACGCATCGACCTGATCGAGCTGACACTTATCCAACGCTGACCCGCAACAAGCGCACCGTCTGGACGATCCCCACGATGCCGTTCAAAGAGGCCCACTTCGCCACCTTCCCTGAGAAGTTGGTCGAGCCGTGCATCCTCGCCGGCACCAGCGAGCGCGGTGCCTGTAGTAAGTGCATGGCGCCGTGGGCGCGGGTGGTCGAGAAGGAGATCATCCCGCACAAGGGCGCAACCGGCACGGCCTACCCTAAGGGCTCGACGGCGAACAGGCTGGCGATGGTACGGCAAGAGAAGCGGGCGCGAGGCAACGATCACGATAACGCGTTCCCGCAGGCCATGACGACTGGCTGGCGCCCGACCTGTGCCTGCAAGAAGGCGGGCGAGCCGGTGCCCTGCGTGGTCTTCGATCCTTTTACGGGCAGTGGAACTGTTGGGGCGGTCGCCCTCCGCCTCGGCCGTGAGTTCGTCGGCATCGAACTGAACCCAGACTACATCGCGCTGGCCGACGCCCGCATCACGGCCGTTGCGCCGTTGTTCGTGCGGAAAGGCAACTGATGAAGCAGAGCGTGATTCGCTTCCTGCCTGAGTTCGAGGAGCGGCTGTGCTCTGGACGCAAGACAGCTACCAGCAGGACGAAGCCGTTGGGGAAGCCTGGCGATGTCTTTTACGTGTTCGGTCAGCAGTTTGAGTTCACGCTGGTCAGGCCGCACTCTCTCGGTTTTGTCGCCCAGGCTCGATACCGCCAGGAAGGGTTCGAGACTTCCGAGGCCTTCATCGCCATCTGGGAGAAAATCCATCCGCGCAAGGGCTATGACCCCAAACAAACGATTTGGTATCACGAGTTCAAGAAGGTGAGCTAATGGGCACGAACACCAAGATCGAGTGGACGGACGCGACGTGGGACGAGATGCCGCGATGAAGACGGACCTCCTCCGGGCCGCGGCGGTGTTGGACGGCTTTGCGAAAGAGCTGAAGGCCAGCCATGTCGTATGTAACAAGTGGGTGCTGCGAACACCTGCTGATCGGGCCGCCATGGCGGAGTACGACGAACTGAAATGGCTGGCGCGCCAGATGCGGATCGCCGCAAAGGAGTGGGCGAGAAAGACAGTGGCATGATGCTGCATCACACACGGGCTAGGGCTATTACGAATGAAAGGAGCAACGCTGATGGGAGCAGAGAGCAAGACCCTCAATCTGGGCAATATCTGTGGCGGCGCGGCCGAGGAGGTCTTCGGTCGGGTGTTGCAGGAAGTGCTGGAAAACGTCGCCGATGTGAACACCGACCCCAAAAAGTCCCGCCGGGTGACGCTGACCTTCGACATCACGCCCTCGAATGATCGGAGCGTAGCGGAGGTCTCGTTTGTCTGTACCTCGAAACTGGTCTCCGTGCCGGCGGTCAAGGCCAGTATCTTCATCTCAGACAAGGGCGGCCATGTGACCGCCTACCCGTCCGACCAGCGGCAGGAAAAGCTGTTCAAGGAGAAGGCCATCGACAAAGAGGGCAAAGTTCACCCGATCCGGGGGTAATCGACCCCACCACACAAAGGAGACCGCACATGGATCTAACCAAGGAAGCGATTGAGAAGATTGTCGAGCTCGGGCATGGGGATGAGCTGGACATTGATGGGCACAAGTACACGACGAAGCCCGTCTTTCCGGTCAAGATGCAGTTGCCGGAACCCGTGACCGTGCAGACGTTGACCGGCCTGTGTGATCTGATCGGACACCACCTCAACGGGATTCACGAAGAAGTCGGGAGCGAAATCGTCGTCGTGCGCGGCTATGGGCATGTCGTCGTCGGCAATACGCTCTGCGATGAGTGGGGCCAGCGGGAACTGCATATCGAGGCCAAAGCCCGTCTTGGTGAGCAACCCTTTCCGTTCTCGAAGTTTCTGGAACAGGAAGCGTTCATCATCTGGGTGCAGTCCTGCTTTGTGCAGACGTCAGAGTGTCAAGAGTTGCTCAAGCTGGTCTCGAACCTGACCGGGGAGACCATCACGACCAGCCAAGACGATGGGATCTCCCAGAAGACCGCTGTGAAGACGGGCGTAACGCTCAAGGAGGGGGTGGTGGTGCGTCCCCGGTGGACGCTGGCGCCTTATCGCACCTTCCCGGAGATCGACCAGCCCGCCTCAGAGTTCGTCTTCCGCCTGCGCCCTGCCGGTGAGGGGCAGATCCCGGTCTGCGCCCTGTTCGAGGCTGACGGGGGGCATTGGAAGATGACGACGGTATTGGCAATCAAGGCGTATTTGGAGGAGCGCGTTCACGGCCTCCCGGTGATCGCCTAATGCTCCTGACCTATGTGCTGAAAGGCCAGTGCCTGTCGGGGAAAAACCACATGCAGATCACGCGGACCGGGCGGCATTACCCGTTGCCGCGCTGGGCGGTGTGGCGGGACGCAATGCTCACACAGATTCACCCGCCTACGACACCCCTCACCGAGCTGCTGAAAATTTCGGTGGTGTTCACCCATGCGGATCGGCGCCGGCGCGATGTGCCGGGGATGCTGGATGCCCTCTGTCATGTGCTGGAACGCGCCGGCGTGGTGAAGGACGATAGCCAAATCATCCAGTGGGAGGTGCAGACCAACCTGCCCCCGTGTAAGGCGCTAGCAGGGGTCACGATCAGGCTGGAGACGTTCTAACGGGCGCGCCCCCGACGTCCGATGAGGCCGACCCGGCTGGCGCTGGGGGGATGGCTCTCGGGGGGATTTGGTTGGATCGGTGGGGCCGGGTCTTGCTGGAGCCGGCCCCACCCCCACAACAAGGAGAGAGGACAATGGCAGAACAAGAAAACAAGACGGTGGCAGGTGAGGCTGGTACTTACGGCGAGGCGGTATCCAAAATGGTTCACGAGGGATTGCTAACGACGGGTGATCTTCCGACCAAGGCCACCTGCCAGGTGCTGAAGCGCGCCAAGGACGACGAGATCATCTTCGTCCTGCGGGGCACCGACCCGCTCGCGCCGCGCATCATCCGGGGCTGGGCGAACCAGGCCGCCATCCATGGCGTGCCGGATCATAAGGTGCAGGGCGCGCTCCGCATCGCCAAGGCGATCGAGGACCGGCAGGAGGCGGATCCGGCGTCCAAGAAGTGGCCCGCATAAATTGGGCTTGACAAGTACCTAGCGAAAGGAATAGAAGGACAGGATGCCGCCCGTAAAGAAGAACCCCCATGCCGTCGCGCTGGGCCGCAAAGGCGGTCTCCAACGGACCAAGAACCACACCAAGCAGAAACTCTCACAGATCGGCAAGGCCGGGGCGGCGGCGCGCTGGGGCACGCGGCGGAAGCGGAGTCGATGATGGGGCACACCAACGGCACCGGCAAGGTCTCGAAACTTCCGTGGTTCAAGCTCTACGCCCGTGACTTCTTGTTCGATGAGAAAGTCCAAATGATGAGCAATGCCCAGGTGGGCATCTATATCAAGCTCCTGTGTTTTCAGTGGCTGGAGGGGAGCATCCCCACGCAATGCGAACGCATTGCGTCCGTCATGCCCTTCGACAGCGACACCTATGCCAAGACCGCCCGCCCGTACAATGCCGATGACCTTGCAGGGGTGGTCGCCCAGTGTTTTGTTCCCCATCCAGACCTACTTGACCGCATGGTGAACATGAAACTCCACGGTATCCAATGCGAAGAAGATCGAAAATGTCAGCAAAATCGAGAGAGTGCAAAGAAGCGGTGGGCTGATACGAATGGAGTGCGTCCGCATCATGTCGGTAATACGAATGCAGTGCGAACGAATATGCGAACGCATAGCCAACGCATACAGAGTCAGAGTCAGAGTCAGAGTCAGAGTCAGAAACAGAAGAAGACTCTATCGAGTTCTCAGAAGAACTCTCACCCCTCTGGTGAGGGGGACACCCTGTTCGAGCAGTTCTGGAAAGCCTATCCGGCACGGAACGGCAAGAAGCTGGAGAAGACGGAGACCCGCCGGCGATTCCTCTTGCTCACCGCCGAGGATCGGGCTGCCGCCTGTACCGCCGCTACACACTACGCCGCCAGCGACCTCGTCACACAGGGCCTGGCCACGAAAGACCCGAAGCGATTCCTGCGGGATGGTAAGGGCAACGAGCCGTGGAGGGACTGGCTGACCCCGGAGACCCCGCACCGCGCCACTCCGACATCCGGCACGTTGACTGCCGCGGTCGCGTGGGCCGAGGTCGAAGCGCACCGGCAAGGGGGCAAGGTGCCCTACACCCATCCCGCAATTCAGGTGACAGCTCGGGCGATCGGGGGCATTTTCGCCGGGGACATCACCACCACCTCGCTCGATGTGAAGCGCGGGCAGTTTCTGAAAATGTTCCCCGACATCTACGCCACCTGCACGGAGGCCCCCGTATGATGGAATTTACCGCCGCCCTGGATCGGATTACGGACACGGAGGGCGGCACCAAAGTCACGTTCGAGGTCAGCGAGGAGTTCCGCAAGCAGGTCGCCGAGTTGCTGGTCGGGTATCGCGGGAAGAACCTGAGCATCAAGGTCAAGGTGCTGGTCGACGAGACGTTTGGGAGGACATCGTGATGAATACAGAACAGGGGGAGTTTCTCGCCGGGGCCATCGCTGGGCTGATTATCTTGTTCCTCGCCGTCGTGGTCAGGGTTGTGATCGTGAAGTGGCCGCGCCCGACTGCCCGCACCTGCGTCCGGCATCCGGCGTATCGGGTGGACCTGCAAGACGCCGCCGGGTCTCCGTGTCTGATGTGTCATTGGGAGACGAATGATTTGGCACTGGTCCGAGCCGAGAGTGAGGAGATCATCTCCGGCCTGTTTGCAATGCACGGATGCCCTGTACAGACATTCAAACCGCTCATCAAGGAACTTGCTGAAGGACACGCGGAGGTCATCAGCACGCTCCGACTGAAGCTGGCCGTCGCCGAGGCGAAGGCGCAGATGCAGGAGCCGCGCCATGAGTGACCTGATGATTGAAAATGGCGATGTCGTAGAGGTTGTATTGTTTATCGGTACTACTTATGGTGAGAGTTTTCATGGAGAAGTAGTTTCACGACCATGCGCCACAGGTGATTGTTGGGTAATCAAGCGTCCTGATGGCGCACTACATTATATCCAGAATTTCGTTCAGATTGTACGACGGAAGGGGTGACGCCATGACGCCGACGCGCTGGTGGGTGCGAGATAAATTTAGCCTACAGGATAAGGGGCCGACCTATGCAAACATCTCTTTTCCTGATGAGACAATAGAGGTCTACAAAGCCGCCGACGTGGAGGCGGTGCTGGCGGAACTAGAGGCGTATCGCGCAAAAGGACTTACCGAGGAAATCCTGCGCCGCCATGATGGCTACGTTACTGTTGGCAAAGAGTGCGAGATTGCTGTATCTGGAACGACCGTCGAGCGCGACGCCCTCCGCGTGGAGAATGAACGGCTGATGCAGGAACGCGCAGGAATTGAGCAAGTTATATCGGTTGAGTTTGCAAAGAAGAACTATACCGACGACGACCGACAGCATAAAGATTTACTAGAAAACCTTGGAGTATTCCTTGACCATCATCAGGAGCTAGAGCGCGAGAAGGCCGCGCTGGAGGCGCGGGTCAAGCTCTACGAACGGCTCTATCGTGTGGCGAAAGGATGGTCAAAACTTCAGTTTGACGACCTTCACGGCAACGAGAAAGCGAAGTTTGAAATCATGGCAGCAGTTGGGTCGATAGACGACGGACTCTCTCGCGAGCCGAAGGAGGGGTGATGCGTGACGACGAACCGCTCTATCGTGTCCAAGCGACCTGCACCGCTGAAAGCGGCAAGGCCATCCTGATCGACGTCGACGACGGCACGCCGCAATGGATCCCGCGGAGCCAGATCTGCGACGGCGAGAACGAGGTGGACTGCAAGGACAAGACGGGCGAGTTCGTCTGTTCGCTCTGGATCGCCAAGCAGAAGGGATGGGCGTAGGCTATGGTCGTGGAGTCGCCCGAGCTACGCCTCGCCTGTGCGGTGGTCGAGCAGGCCGTCAAGGACGCGCAGAGCCCGAACGTGGCGTTGGTCATTCGGCAGGACGCGGCCGACTATCTCTGCCGCCGCATGTGGGTGCGTGGCGATGTCTGGGGCGATGTAGTCCGGGAGTTCCTGCCGTTCAGTGCGCGGGAGGAGCTGTTGAAGATCAGCGGCGTCGTGAAGGTGGGCAGGAGGTAGGCATGGCGGTCAAACGCGCACCCCGGCAGAAAACCGCCAACAAAAAGGAGCGCAAGGCCGTGGCCGCCGTCATGGGGGGGGCCTCTCAGCGACAGGCGGTGAAGGCAGCCGGCTGGTCCGCCAGTTATGCCCAGAAGAAGGGCTACCAGGTCTTTCAGCGGCCCATCGTCCAGTCCCTGATGACCGACGCGCTGGAACGGCGCAACCCCGGCATCGTGGACAAGGCGGCGCAGCGGTTAGACGAGTGCCTCGACGCGGAGAAGTTCTTCCCCGTGACGACGGGCCATGGTGAGGACAAGAAGCTGGAGGTGATCGCCAAGCCAGACTTCGATGTGCAGCTCAAGGCGGTGGATCGGGTGATGGACGCCTACGGCACGCGCCCAGCGAAGATGGAGATGCCGGCGCCGCCACGGCCGCCCATCAACATCACGTTCATCATCGGCACGGGCGGCAAATCGAAGAAGCCCCAGACCATCGTGGATCTCAAGAGCGAGACGGCGCGGCCCAGGACGAAGCCCTTCACCTTCATCGTAAAGAAGCCCGCAGGGCCTGTGCCGCCGGCGGGACGCTGATGGCGGAGCCAATCCCCCAGACACTGATTGACCGCCTCCGCGCCATCTTCGCCTGGTTCGGCTGGCGGGCTGCCGTGGTGCATCCGATGGACGAGGCGGCCCTGCGGTTCTACGGCGAGGCTCGCAAGTTCACCTCGACCCCGGAGATCCCGATGGTGATTCTGCTGGAGGCCCGTGTGCGTGAGCTGGAGAGCGCGATCGAGGCCCTTGGGGCCCGCGTGACGATGCTGGACGATCCGAGCCGACGATGAGCTGGAAGATCAAACGACGAAAGGAGACCCCAATGGCCCTGCGTGATAGTGACAAGCCCGGCCTGCCGCCGATCCCGATGGTGCAGGGCGAGCGCGAGAAGTTCAACCACCTCTACAGCCTGCCTGTGGGCGTGAAGCCGATGGCGACCATCCTGATCGTGGCGGGGAGCGATGGCACGCCGTACCTGAGCTGGTCGAACAACCTGCCGCCGGCGGGGGTGGTCGGGCTGATCGGGTCTGGGCTCGGCGTGGCGGCGACGGTGATTGCTGGCGACACGAAGCCCACCAAGAACGAGGACACGCGCATTATCACGCTGGGAGGGCGTGCCTGATGGGCAAACGCTACCACGACGACACGACCTGGAAGGGCGAGGTGCATTTCATTCAAGAAGGCGAGGATGGGACCATGGTGCCGGTGAAGCGGCAGAGCAAGCTGATAAAGCGGGCCTATGCCATCCGGGCCAAGAAGCCGCACGGGCCGCCGATCTTCCACGTCGCCGCCAAGAGCCGCGGCGCCTGGTTGTCTGGCTTTGTGGGCCGGCGGCTTGTGCTAAACTGATGCAACGAAGTAGCGGGGTGGAGCAGATGGTAGCTCGGTTGCCTCATAAGCAACAGGTCGCTGGTTCAAGTCCAGCCCCCGCTACCAACTTGTCTCGGCGCAACATTCTCAAGGGCCTGCTGGGGTTCGTCTTTCTGGGGGCTGGCGTAGCTCAGACAGTAGAGCAGGGCTTTCGTAAAGCTCAGGCCGCGGGTTCGACTCCTGCCGCCAGCTCCATCAGCTACGAGTCGCCGATCCTGCCGCCGCTCACCGCGACCGAGATCCATGCCTGTGCCGCCATGTTCGAGGAGGTCTTCGCCAAGGCGTGGGACTCCAAGGCCATGACGCGCATGATGGACAAGGCGATCATGGACGCTTACAACCGCCCAAGGAGTCCCCTCGAACTGTGAGCGTGACCCCTGTTGACCTGCTCCTCGAGCTGACGCTGACCCAGGCTGAGTTCGTGCTGTCGAAGTCCCGCTACCCGTGGATCATTGGCCCGGAGCGCGAGGGCAAGACCTTCGCCTCGATCGCCGCCTTCTTTGCCTTTCTCCAAGAGGTACGCCCGTACCTGCCGGTCCACCAGAACGACGACCCTGCCGGCAAGTGGCGGAAGGACGACCCGTTCGACATGCGCGGGGCCTTCATCCGGGACACGCACATCAACCTCAAGCGCATCACCGTGGACTCGATCAAGCGGTCCCCGTTCGGGGACATCTGTGAGTTCCACGACGACTACCACAAGCTCTACGCTGACGGCATGGACATCGACCTGTTCGGCATGGACGCCCCAGATTCACTGAACCGCATCCAAGGGGCCGAGTACCAGATCATCCACCTCGAAGAACCCGCGCCGATCATTCACACCGGCAACCAGGGGATGCGCGAGGAGGTCTACCTGATGGGGATGCGCCGGGTGGCCGCCGGCGGCACGGGGCCTAAGCGTCTCCAGGTCGCCATGAACCCGGCCGAGCGCAAGCACTGGACGTACAAGTGGGCGATCGAGCGGCCCGCGACCGGCGCCGAGGTGTACCGGATCCGCAAAGGCGAGAACCCGCACATCTCCCAGACCGACCGGGACGCCCGTGTCGAGGCCTTCCGCAACCGCCCCGATCTCGCCGCCCGGTACGATGAGGGTGAGTTTTCGGACGTCTATGACGGGGTGCGGATCACCGAGGAGTACCAGCAACAGTTTCACCTCGCCAAGCACCGGATTGATCCATTGCCGGAGCAACAGATCCTGCGGATGTATGATGGCGGGCTGAATCCGACCTGCGTGCTGGCGCAGTTCACGCCGTCGGGCCGTCTGCACTTTCTCGATTCCGTCATGCTCCCTGGCGGCGGGATGCACCAGATGATTACCACCAAGCTCCAGCCGCTCCTCGCCCAGCCCCGGTATGCCCGGTGCAAGAAGTGGTATGACGGCGGCGACCCGGCACTGGAGTCACGCGAGCAGAGTAACAGCGACTACTCGGGGGCGAGAATTATTGAGGACTTACTGAAAACGGTGTATCATCCTGGTGTCTCGGACTGGCAGACGCGGAAGAACGCGCTGAAGTTCATCTTCACGCAGATGCCGGGCGGGATTCCGATGGTGCAGGTCTCGCCCCATGTGACGGAGGGCGAGCCGTTCAACCGAGTCGACGCAGCCTTTGCCGGCGGGTACAGCTACAAGGTGAACGCCATGGGGGAAGTGCTGAAGGACGGGCCGGATAAGAAGCAGCCGAGTTCGCACGTCGGCGATTCCATCACGCACGTTCTGGGGCGCGTCCTGTTCCGGCCGCAGGAGAAGCCGACGCCGCGGAGCAAGGATCGGGAGAAGCAACGCAGCAAAGGTTATTCAGTATCGTGAGCAAGGTTGAAGCTGGAAGAAAAGGTGGCCTCGCATGAACCTCCTCGCCGCCGCCGCCGAGATCCTGCTGGGGCACCAGCCGCCCAAGTTCCAGTGCGGCATCTGCGGGGGCGTGTACACGGGCAACGAGCATGGGTGCGACCCGGAGCAACGGGTGACGGACGCGGTGCAGGCCGGGCGGTTCCGGTTCCTGATGCCGGCACGGAGCGGGCGGGCACGGGCCAAAGGGTACGGGGTTCAATAACCAAGGAGGGTGCATCATGTTTCAGATCTATCGCAAAGGGGAAGATGGACAGCCGAGCGGGCCACCCGCGCCAACGACCACTGGGGGCTTTGCCACGGAGGCCGACGCGCAGGCCGAGATTGACGCGAACCGGAAACCGAGCGACACCAGCGAGTTTCTCATCGTGGACGACGGCCTACCAGCGATCGAGCAGGCGTTGCCGGATGCCCCGCCGCCGCCGCAGGCTCAGGACATGGAGCCGCCGACGCCGAGCGGGCAACGAATGCTGTCAGACCCGTTCCATGTCTACCGCAAGGACGCAGACGGCAACACAGTGGGCGAGCCGGTGGGGCGTCCGTCCTCAAGCCGTGCGGCCGCGCAGAAGGTGCTGGAGAACGTAGCGACCGCATTGGATGTGGGCTACGACGAGCTGGCGATTGTGCAGGACCGTGGGAGCGTGCCGTACCCGTAACCGAGGTGATCGTGGTCGAGATCAAAGCCCAGGTACAGACCGCCATCATCGAGGCGGCCCAGAAGCGTGCCCCGTTGGAGGCCTGCGGCATCATGGCCGGCCTCGACGGGGTGTTCTTTGCCGTGCGCGAGCTGGAGAACGAGGCGGAGGATCCGGCGAACGGGTTCCAGATCGACCCCAAGGACTTCCTTGCTGAGAAGGCGGCGTATGACGGGTTCGAGTTGGCCCTCTGGCACTCGCACCCGCGAAGCCGGGCCATTCCCTCGCCGCCGGATCAGGTGCTGATGATGGAGACGAAGTTGCTCATGGTGATCGTGTCGCTGTACCCACACTTGAAGGTGGCGGCCTTCCGTTGGGACGAGCGGGATCAGCGGCCAATCGAGGTGTGTAAATACCGGCTAGAAGGGGTGCGAGTCTGAACGCCGTCGACGTCAAGATCGAGATTCCACCGGGCGGGATTCCGAGACCTGTGATGGATTATCTACATGCCATCGCGCCATCCAACAATGACGGCGTGGCGAAGCTCGATCTCCACAAACTCTCAGAAGTCGCTCAGAGTTGCGGGTTGAAGGTGACGATGGTACTGGCCTACTCACAGGTAGAAGTGGGGACACCCGTATGTCCTAAATGCCATCTGGCACTCCCTTGTCCGTTTGAGGATCACATCGCGCCATGAGCAGCTACCCGCAGTATCCCCAGCCGATCATCCGGCAGGCCAGCTCGGGACAGAACTGGTTCCTTGAAGTCACCGCCGCCGGCGTGTTGCAGGCCACTGGCACGACGTTGGACGCTCCGACCGTGGACCCGCGCCTCACCTTGGTTTCGACTGACCGCACGCAGGCCTACCGCTTCGGGCTGGATGCGTCGGTCCTCCCGCTGGTGACGATGACCGCCATGCCGACGGCCGCCTTTGGAGGCTACGAGGACTTGTTCGTCTTCAGCCCCAACGGGCGCGAGTGGGCGGTCCAGGTGAACAACGCTGGCGCGCTGACCGTCCGGACGATGGGGAGTAGTTGGAATGTGCAGGCCATCGCCTCGCCCGGGCTGATTGATCCCGCCTCGAACGTCTGGGCCCTCTCGGTCGCGGATCCCGGCATCTACGCGGTGGACGGCCCGCAGTCTGGGGCCGGGCTCAATCCGCTGGGGGCGATCACAGTCCGCTCGGAGGACAACACGACGGCCTGGACAGTGACGGTGGACGCCAATGGCATCCTCTCGGTCGCACAGGTTGATCTCGCCACGGCTCCGCAGATGTTCGGCTTCGTGCTGACGGCGCCAGGTGGGAACGTCTACGTCCTGACCGTGGATAGTGCCGGTATCCTCTACATCGACACGGCCTTGCAGGACGCGATCAATGCGCGGGACGAGTGGACGGTCGTGTTCGCCAAGAACAACACAATCTTCTACGTTGTGGACGAACGGTTCCGTCCGCCGGTGCCTGGCTTTGGTGGGAGGTACGGCTGGCGGTCGAGGCGGTTCTAAATAAAGGCATTGGATTCTGAGCGCACCTGTGGTATAGGGGAAGCAAGTACCCCCAACCGATTGCGGAGGTCGAGCATGTCCCATCGTTCCAAGCCCCCGAAGAAGATGCCCTCGCTCAAAGCCATGATGAAGCGGCAGCGGCGGCCATCCTACGAGCAGGGCGTCGATGTCGTGCCAGAGACCGGACCCGCGACCGTGCATAAGGGCGAGCGGATCATCCCCGCTGACGAGAACCCGCTGAACCTGAGCAAGAAGGAGTTGGAGCAGGGCAAGGCGGCACGCAACAGTACACAGATCCGCCCTGGTACCAGTGACCGTGGACGCCTATCCTCGACACAGGGCTTCATGTCGAACACCGAGTAACGTAAGCAACTGGCAGGTCTCGACGACTGATGGCCTCGATCCGCAAAGAGACGAACCGGCACATCTGGAGGGAGACGATCCTCAAGATCGGCTCCGATAACGTCGAGGGCGTGATCTGCATGAACTGCCGCAAGCCCCTCTATGACCGCGATGCCGACCGCCCGGTGACGGGGTGCCTGTCGGGCGTCGATGTCTCCCGGTGCGGAGAGTCCCGCCTCAAGGACCATGCCGAGCAGGAGATGCGCCGGCGCAAGGTACTGGAAGACGACGAGCGGGTCGCGGACGAAGACCTCTTACGGCAGGCCGGCGTGATCGGATAAGGAGGCACCCTATGCGAACACTCATCCTCGGCATCATCATCGGGATCTCGCTGACCGTCGCCACGACCGGCGCCTGGACGCCCGGGGGCGAGCCCAGCCTCGGAAGTCCCGGCTACTGGGGCACCATGGAGCGTGACAATGAGCGGTTCGAGCAGAGCATCGAGCGACTAGAGCAGGAGCGGTTCAGGGACGAGCAACGCCAGTCACGGAGGCCCTGCTGATCCATGGCCCTCGGCGTCTCCCCAGCGAAGGGCAAGATCGACGAGCTGATGGCGCAGCTCGCCCAACTCAGCCCGGAGGAGTTGGCGGACGTCACGGCCGACATGCAGGAGGATGTCGATGACCTAAACGACGGTCACCTCGATGTGTACCAGCAGGAGTGTGTCAAGGAGAGCTACGAGGCAGACGAAGACCGCCGGGCCAAGGATGATACCCTCTGGGCGGCTCACGAAACCCAGATGGCCGAGATGGCCGACAAGGAAGACTGGCAGAGTAAGATCGTTCTCAACACCCCATTCACCACCGTCATGCAGGCCAAGTCCCTTGTGCGGAAGGGCCTGATGGACCGGCCGGACTACTTCGGCCTCAACGCTACCGACCCCGACAACGAGGAGACGAAGCTCAAGGCCGCCTTCTGGGAGAAGAACCTGAAGTTCTGGACGAGCCGCAAGGACTCGTTCCTGCCGTACACTTTTGCCGACGCCGCCGAGATGGGCTTTACCACAGGGCAGAGTTCCGCCATCAAGGTCATGTTCAAGCCGGACGAGAACGGCATCTACCGCCTGCGCCTCCCGCTGATCGAACCGTGGAAGACCTACCCGGATCCAGACCGGCAACCACGGTTGGCCTGGTCGGGCCTCTACAACATCCATGAGGAGTGGGTGGACTTCTACCAGCTCAAGGAACTGGAGACGCAGGGGTACTACCAGAACATCGACCAGGTGAAGATCGGCAAGTCCCAGAAGGACGGGGCTGGCTACAACCAGGAGGACAAGGAGCAGGAGCGCCGGCGGAAGGGGCAGACTCTGCACCGGAACCGCTTCCGCAAATCCGTCCTCGTACGCGAGTTCTGGGGCACGATCCTCGACGAGGACGGCGATGTTATCATGCCCAGCGGCACCTTCACGACCTGCAACGGGGTGGTCATCCGCAAGGCGCGGCCCTGTCCGTTCAAGCGGATGCGCTGGCCGTGGGTGGACTTCAGCCCGATCCCGCACGTCCTGCGCTTCCATGGCTACGGCCTGTTCGAGGGCGTGATGGCGGTGTGGAAATTCCAGAACGCGCTGTTGAACCTGTTCATCGACAACGAGAACTGGCGCATCAACAATATGTTCGAGATCGACCCGAACAACCTGGACGACCCCAGTGACCTTGAAATCTACCCGCTGAAGGCGTGGATCCTGAAGCGCATGGCGGAGGGCAAGCCCGCCGTGCGGCCCATCCTCAAGGGCGACTCGAATATTCAGGATGTGCAATTTATGTGGGGCCTCGTCACCAACCTCTGGGAAAATGGGTCGATGGTGACGGAGCTCCTTAAGGGTGACCAGGGGTCCCGCAAGGACATCACCGCGACCGAGATCCAGCTCAAGATGCAACAGAGCTTGGGCGTGTTCGACTCAATCGGGAAGGATGTGGAGCAGGGCGGCACGAACCTCCTCTGGGCCATCAAGGAGGTGCTGACCACCTTTCAGGATCAGTTCACTGAGCCGAGTCTGGCGGAGTACATGGGGCAAGATCCGTTCTACCTCCAGATGGTGCAGAGTGCCGGCGGGGCCTATACCTGGCAACAGCGGCAACAGGACATGGAGCTGGATTGCGACATCGACATTCATGGGGTCTCGCGCCTGTTCAAGACCGCCGACGAACTCCAGAAGTGGAAGGAGCTGGCGATGCTGGGCAAGGAGGAGATGTTTGCCGCGTACATCAAGCCGTATGTCATTCTGACCAAGATCGCCGACAAGATGAACGTCGAGGAGGGGATCAAGGACGAGCAGGAGATCGTCCAGGACGCTCAGCAACAGCAACAGGAACAGAACCAGCAAGCCGTCTCCGCCGCCATTGAGAACGCGATGAAGGCGGGCACGGACGCTCATGTGCAGACGCATGGGCATGTCGGCAAGGGTGGCGCACCGCCGGAGTTCACCCCAGAAGGCGTGCCGGGTCCGACGGCTCAGCCCGCTCCCCCGCCGATGGTTGCGGGCGGGAGAACCGTGCCGGTTGCGTCGGCGATTCCACAACGGCAGTAAAAGGAGACCTATGAGCCAGAACGGGAAGACCGATGCCAGACAGAACGCGCAGATCGCCGCCGGCTCGAAGCTGGCGATGGCGTACAAGACGGACGCCGGTAAGCAGATCATTGCCAGCGTGACGGCGCGGATCGAGCTGGCCTTGGCGGACTATCTCAACCCCGACCTCGACGATGAGACGATCCGGCAGAAGCGGCAACGGGTACTGGGGCTGATCGAACACCTTGAGAGCGATCATGCCCTCATCAAGACCGCCATCGGCTTTGCGACAAAGCAGGCGGTGCGGTTGGCGGCAGAACAGGAGGGCACCGACGATGAATAAGCACGGCGAACCGACGAACACGAACAAGGGCGGCCTGGACGGGCGCACGGCGTTCAGCGACAAAGATGTGAAGCAGGGCTACAAGCGGCTGGGGGATGCCCCGTTGCTGGAGTCTCCGACGGGCGAGCGGGATGCCAGCTCGAACCCGAACCAGGATACGGTCTACCCGAAGGTCAATCGGTAAGATGCCACTCCCGAGCTGGGCCAAAAACGAGATCTTGGGGGCCTTGGAGGCCATCCCTGAAGTCCAGTACGGGGAGGCGTGCTTACAGGTGCGGTTGAATTACTTTGGGGGCGGGCTGGCGTCAGTCAAGGTCAAAGTGTCGGGTGAGGACGAAATCCGCGACCCGTCTAAAAAATAGCCTTTGCTTTTGGGCTGGTTTGTGCTATAGCAGAATCTGACGCAGAATCCGGGACGCAGTTCCACGGAATGGCGTGAGTAGGGAAGGTTCCCCGCTCACGCCATTTTTTTATGGGACAAGGAGGGCACGATCATGGAGAAGTCATCGGCACCGGGCGACCTCATGCAGGACGGCCCGGCACTCAATCAGCAGGCCGAAGCACCGGCGGGTCCGGGGCACGGCAATGGCGGTGGCGGGACGGCCGAGCAGGGGTATGTGTCCATGGGGTCGCACCCGCTCGGGGATTCGTTCTGGACGAGCCCCATGAAGCACGGGGGCGGGGACTAAGACAAACGGGCGAACCAGACTCCGCAACCCGGCCGAGCGCCGCTTCGTTGACGGAGAGGAGGACGACAGGATGCGACATACCTTTCTGATGGGCGCCGATTCCCCTGGATTCCAGGGCCGGGGCCTGTGCGCTGTGACCGCCGAGGAAGACGATCTTGACCTGGAAGGGCTGGATCTCAGCGGCGGCACCGACAAAAAAGACAAAGACGACACCGGCACCGAGCATACGGATGACGAGACGCCGGAGGGCGACATCGAGGGCTTGAGCGAGGACGCTGCCAAGCGGGTCGAACGCTACAAGCAGAAGGCGAAGGATCGGGACGAGATCGCCACCGAACGCAATCAGCTCCTGAAGGAAGTGGGACGGTTGCGGGCGGTTGAGGATGCCCGTGAGGCCGCGCTGAAGGCCGCCACACAGATCACACCTGACGAGGCGGCGGAGAAGCTCGCAGACGAGATCTTCAACGAAGCGACAAAGATCACCAGCGACGATCAGGATGTGCGGACGAAGGGCGTCTACAAGATCATCGCCAAGAAGTTGTTGGACTTGCAGAAGGCGGCGACCCAGACCGCTGTGCAGGTGGTGGAAGGGCGGCAGGCCCAGCAACAGGCGGCGTCCCAGCAACAGACAGCCGCTGAGAAGGATGCGATTGACAACGCCAAGATCGCACTGGAGGAAGTGGGGCTGGATCCCGAGAAGACGTATCCGCTGTTCGAGCGGGTGGTCAACGCGCTCATCGCGGACAAGCCCAAGTGGTTCGATGTGGTGCCGCCCGGCGAGCAGTACATTCGGATCGCTAATCGTGTGCTGAAGATGACAAACAAGACAACCGAGGACAACGCGGCCCACCAACGCGAAGCGGGCGGACAGCTCGATCGCGGCGGGCGAGGCCCACGTTCCAGCCCCAAAGGCGGCAAGGACGACGCCCCGGAAACGATGGCTGATGGGATGAGAGCCCTTCGCAAGAACCAAGTTGCGAAGTCCAGTGCGCTCTACACCATCGCCTCGCACCGAGGCTAAAGTTCAGGTCGGCGCGGAGCGGGGACGGGTAGGCAACAGGAGGAACGACCATGAGTTCATTGCAATGGATTCCGGACATGCCATCCGGGACGATGCGGAACCGGGCGCTCTCGAAGAAGCTCCGCTACGCGAGCATCGCCGAGACGAAGGGCCTGCAATTCGTCAAGCCCGTGGACGGCTATGGCCGGCACCAGGGCGATACCGTTACCATTCCGCGTGTTCGGAACATTTCCGAGCCGACCTCGGCCGTCATCGGCCGGAACCAGAAAGTCCCGGTGGACAGCCTGACCCTCTCGACGACCACGATCACGGTGTCGAAGTACGGGCGGGCGGTCGAGTACGACGAGGAGACGGAACTCCTGTCGCTGTTCGATCCGAAGGACTTCATCCAGCGGTCGCTCATCAAGACGATGAAGCTGGTCCTGGATACGACGGTGTTCACGACCTTCAAGGGCTGTCAGATCCGGTACGCGCCCACGTCGACGACCACGGGGACGTTCACCACGAACGCGACCAGCGGGACGGCGACCTCGAACTTCAACGTCTATCACTGTAAGCAGCTCCGGGACTATCTGGCGTCGACGATCCACGCCGAGCCCTACGAAGGGGACGACTGGATCGGGCTGGCGGCCACGAAGGCGTTGCGTGGGGTGAAGGACGATCCAGAGTTCGTGGACTGGCGCCGGTACATTCAGCCGGACATGGCGTTCTACCGGGGCGAAGCGGGGATGATCGAGCATATCCGCTTGATCGAGATCACGCACAGCAATGCCCTCTCCAACACCAAGGGCACAGGCTCGGTGCTGGGCGAGGTGCTGGTGTTCGGCGAGGAGCCGGTGCTGATGGCGGAAGTGCTGTCGCCGGAACTGCGGGCGGCCATTCCTGGGAATTTCGGCCTCCAGCGGTCAGTGGGATGGTTCGGGATGCTCGCGTTCGGCGAGACCTGGAACACGGCCAACGACGGGGAGGCGCGGGTCATCTACGTCACCGGCTAACCTCGCGCCGCCTTGACTGGCGGAGAGGTCTGGGGACACGGACATAACTTGAAGGAGGGGAGGACGATCCCATGAACACGATGATTCTGATTCCACGGTTCAGCCTGCGGTCGAAGCTGAACGAGTTCTGGAGAACGGTGCGGCGCACCTATCTCGGCCCGTATGTCTGTCACGAAGCGCAGGCGGTGGCGGCGATGAAGTTCTTGCAGGGGCCTCGCCACTGGGCGGAGCTGGCTGCGCGGTCGGTCTTTGGGCGTCCGCTGTGCGGGGCGGGGTATGGCTGGGAGAGCCGGCAACCCTTGGTTCCGAACGTCAGCGGCACCAATCCGGTCGTGACGTCGGGGGCGAATCTGCTCAATCATCAGGTGTCGGACTACTGTTCGGTCGAGGACATTTCCTTTGCCTGGCAGGTGGCGGGCACCGTGACGGCCCTCGTCCTGTTCTTTGACAGCTACACCGCGCCCAATGCCATTGGGACGAAGACGGCAGGGCTGACCGGCACGCAGGCGGATGGCACGCTCACGGCCCCCTCGGTCGTGGCGAGTCAGGCCGTGGGCTCGGTGCTGTATAAGAATCTGAGCAACACGCTGGATATCGACCTGCTCCCCGGAAATTCCGTGCAGGCGTTGGTCAACACGACCACGACGGCCGGGTCTGGGGTGCCGGTTATCATCGTGGTGCCGAGAGCGGAGACCTACGCCAACTTGGCGGCTGGGTTCAGCGCATAACCGACCTGAAATCATTCAGGCGCAGAGGGGGGGTCGGGAATGAGCCCGGCCCCCCGCACTTGACAGGAAGGAGATCCCGCTATGAGTCTCACAATCCGCGACAAATACGCCTGGCAACAGTTCACCGACGAAAAAGCAAACGGCATGGGGAACCTGATCCCCGGCACGCCGCTGTTCGTCCTGCCCGGATCCGCCTCGACGCACAATGCGTATGTCCGGGGCCGGCACAAGTACGTCTACAACGATGTCAACGCCGCCTATGCCGATGTAGTGAGCGGGAGAGGCGATTGCATCGTCCTACTCCCTGGCGCGCATACGCTGACGGCGGCCTTGGCGGTCACAGCCAACAATGTGAAGATCTACGGCCCGGAGGCGTTCTACGGGATGGACGCTGCCAAGCCGAGCGCGGTGCTGACGGCCTTCGCCGCCAACAAGGGCATCACCGTCACCGGGACGGACTTTACCATGGTGGGCGTGACGTGCGTTCCGGTTACGGCCAAGTCATTTCTTGACTTCACGGTCGCCGCCATCAACCTCCGGGTCAAAGGGTGCCACTTCGACATGAATACCCCGGTGGTGAACATCGCCACCAAGGGGATCGTGGCGACGGGGGCCGCGACGGGTGTGCTGATTACGGGGTGCGAGTTCAATGCGGACGGCGCGCAGGGGCCGGCGATTGACGCCACAGCCCTCCTGCACAGCCGGATCGAGGGGAACTTCATCTACAACACGGCGGGCTCCTGGGCCGTGGGGATTCAGACGGGCGCCGGCTGTCTGGGGTTGCGGATCGGCAACAACCGCATCCACAGCTACGGCACGGCCTTGACGGTCGGTATCGACCTGACGGGCGCGGATCAGGTGGCGGGCATCGAGATCGAGGAGAACCTGTTCAACTCGCTCGTCACCGGCCCGGTCAAGAACGCGAGCGGCAATACCATCGCCAATATCACGAACAACTTCAAGGGCACCGTCGGGGCCGGTTCGGGTGGGGCGCTGGTGACAGTCATCATCTAAGCGGGGTAGTAGCCCTGCGGGACGGAGGCCCCTCAATTCCGGGGGGTCTCCCGTCTCCCGCAGTAAGGAGGACGGTATGCAACGACAGGGCAACGACGAGATTGACCTCACTTTTACCAACGCTATCGGGCAACACCTGCACCTGACTCCGAAGGGGCATTTCCAGTTTGGCTCCGGCAAGGAGCGGCAGATCGTGACGAGCCTTGACCAGGTGGAGGGCTTTGGCGACCATGTGACGGCCCTGGTGACGGCGTGGCTGGCGAAGAACGGCGCGGCAGAGGCGGCGCAGGAGAAGGCCGATCAGGCCATGCAACAGCGGTCGACGGAGGCGCCGGGCTCGCTGGACGCCATGGCGGAGCGGTTGGGTGATGAGGTGAAGACGAAGTTGTTCATGCTCTTGTCGGCGGCCCTTGGCGGCACGCTGACTGAGGCGGATCTGGCTTCGTTGAAGGCCATGCCGCCTGGTGGGTACCCGAAGCCGGCGGTGAGCCGGGTACCGCAGGAGGCCTCATTGCCTTCGACGGTGGTGCCAGAAGGTGCCGTATTGGCGCAGGTCGACGCGGGCGTCATGCTGACCATGCCGAACGGAGAGCAACGGTTGATCGAGGGCGCGGAACTGGAGCAACAGGATGGCGGAACGCTCTTGCGGGTGCCGGGCGAGGCCATGCAGTTCTTTCCCGGTGAGATGATAGACGACGGTGCGGACACCAACGCAGGCGGCGTGAAACCTGGGAAACTGAAACCGGCCGCCGAGAAGAAACCCGTCAAGACCAGCGCACGCGCCCTGGCAGGGGCCAAGGCCTAACCAGGAGGGAACTCGATGCAGTACACCTATCAGCCGGTTGATCGGGCATGGAAGAAGAAGTTCCTGACGACTCAGGCGGACAACCTCTGTCTGGCGGTCCGTCCCGCCACGGGGTTCCTGAACCAGTTCGTCATTTCGAGTTTCGACATCCAGAACCGCTCAGGCGGCTCGGTGTCCTGCGCCGCGGCCGGACGGTTGCCGGTCAATCTCTGGAAGGCCGGGAGGATGACCGGCGCCAACGTCTTTACGGACGATACAGCAAACGCGCAGGCGGATGTGGCCGACGGGTTCAACTTGGGCGTGAACGCGGACGCCAACAGCGGCATCATCGTCATGTGCCGGATCCCGTTCAACGTGATCTCGGTGGTGACGACCACAGTAGCGACGGCAGGCGCGACCTTTGACCTCGCCTACAGCATCACCGGGGCGGCCTGGCAGGCCATCACGGGATCGTTTGTGGCGCCCGACTGGACGCCGGCGGTGGGCGAGCAACTGGTGCATTTCCCCATGCCGGGGACGGACTGGACGGTGATGGCGGCTGGGCACTCGACTGGGATTCCAGTGGACGCGCCGGGCTGGTACGGGATTCGGATTCGTGAGACGAGCGGCCCAGCCGCCTCCGGGAAGGCGCGTAACGTCGTCATCGGCGTGTCGCGGTACTCGCTGGCATCCCTGGGAGACGGGAACGTCGAAAGCGTCATGCGCGGGCTGGGCGAAGTGGAATTTCCGGCGCAGTGCGACGGCCTGGCGGCCATCATCAGCTCGGCCGCGGACGGCAACATGGCGCGGTGTAATTATCGTTTGAAGGGGTAGGCTCGTGCCGCCCTTTGGGCAAAACGTCGATCTCCGGCGCGGGTTGACGATTCTCTTTGCGCCGATCAGCGGCGCGGCGGCGGGGGACAATACGATCGTTGCGTCGGACGCGACGCGGAAGATCAAGGTTCTGAATTATGTGATCGTGGCGGACGCGCCGGTCTCGGCGAAGTGGAAAAGCGGGGCCGGCACTGATTTATCTGGGGCGATGTCGCTGGTGGCCAGCTCCGGCGTGTCCTCTCCCGTCGGCTCGCCGGCGCAGTCATGGCTCCTGGAAACGGCCGTCGGGGATGCGCTGGTAATCAATCTTTCGGGGGCGGTCGGCCTGCGTGGCCATGTAAGTTACTTTTTGGAGGCGTAGATGTACGGTGGCGGCGAATCTCACCAGCTACGCGGCCAAGCAGCTATTGGACTATCACCTGGGCGCGCTGTCCGGCAACTCGGCGGCCGATCCGTCCTGCACGCTGTCGGTGATGGTGATAGAGGAGGCGGACGCAATGTTGAAAGTGGCGGCGAAGACGGCGGATTACACGGTGGTGCGGATTGCGGACTATCGCACGTTGCTGACGAACAGCGGCGCGGCCGGGACGATCACGTTCACCCTGCCGCCCGGCGTGGCGGGGGATGAGACGGGGGAATTCTATGCCGCGGCGGCGCAGATCATCCGCGTGCTCCCGGCGACGGGGGAACGGTTCACGCTGGACTTTACCAGCGGCACCCTGAATGCGCTGGGGACGGCCGTGCCGGCCGACCAGACGATCAATAAATACCTGGAAGCGTCCGCTGTTGTGGGCTCCTCGATCCGGTTCCGCTGCAAGGAGACGGGCAAGTGGTCGCCGTTCGAGAAGAACGGCACGTGGACGATCCAGGTGTAGGACGGGACACGGGCGCGATTCAAGAGCGGCCCGGGGCGGGCGGGTGTAAAAGGAGTTCCTGATGGCGACGATCCGCATTCTGAGCCAGTGCGCGGGGGGGGGTAAATAATGGCGCTGCGATTCTATCCTCGGGTGCATGAGACGACGACGACGACCGGCACGGGCGATCTCACGCTGGCCGGGGCGGTGGCGCAGTTCTCATCCTTCGCGTCCCGTCTCGCGGTGGGCGAGCCGTTCTGGTACGCGATCGTCGGGCAGACGGGCACGGAATGGGAAGAGGGCTACGGGGTGCTGAGCGGCGCGACGACGCTGGTCAGAACCACCTCGCTGTATTCGAGCAATGCTGATGCTTTGGTGAGTTTCAGCGCCGGGACGAAGGACGTGTTTCTGACCATTCCGGCTTTTTGGATGAACCGTGAAGACACGCATGGCATGGTCACGGCCAAGCTGACCGGCCTTGCCATGCCGTAAGGAGAACATATGGCCGCACCCAACATTGATCCGCTCTACAGCAAAGCCGGAGAGGTATCCAACAACGCCGGAACCGGCATGAATGCCGCACTCCTCACGGCGGACAACGACTACACCGGCATCGGTGCCAACGCCAAGCTGGTTTTTACGGCGGACGCGACCAATGGCGGGTTCATCCAGCGGCTCCGTTTCAAGGCTATCGGGACGAACACCGCCTCGGTCGCACGTATCTTCCTCAACAACGGCGCGACGCCGGGCACGGCGACAAATAACTCCTTCATCGGCGAGATCTCCCTTCCGGCGACCACGCTGATTGCGACGGCGGCGACGGGAGAGATTGATTACCCGCTGGGCTTTGCTTTGAACCCCGGCTTCCGCATTTACTTCAACCTGGGGACCACAGTCGCAGCCGGATGGGTGTGTACGGCGATTGGAGGGAAATACTAAACATGGACTACATTCAGGTTCTCTTTGAGAAGAGTGGTGAGGCGTACCAGGAAGTGTCTTTCGGGTGCGTTCAGCGGTATCTTGATCGGACCGGCGTGGAGTTGTTTGTTCAACCTCCCGAATCTGAGTGGTGCAGGGTCACGGACGGCAATCCGCCGTTACTTGATTGGATGAAGAAGGCCCAAGACCTTGCATCGGCGGCTCCTTATGATGTTGCGGCACTTGGCGAGCGGCGGGGAGCGAAGAGGCGGTCCACCGATGCTTGATTTCAGTCATCTGCCCACGGCAACCAGCGGCTCGGACGTGCAGATTTTCACTGCGGCGAGCACGTCCACATCTTTTCTGGACTGGAAGACGTGGCTCAAGCCTCGCGGCAAGACGATGGCCCATATCCTCTGCATTGGCGGCGGTGGGGGTGGAGGGGGCGGGTTTACTGGTGCCGCGTCAAGTGCGCGAGGGGGCGGGGGCGGAGGCGGTTCGTCCGGCGTCTGCCGCGTCACGATTCCGCTCTTTCTTCTCCCCGATATGCTCTTTGTGGCGGTCGGCGCGGGGGGGCAGGGGGTGGGGTCTGGCGGAGGCACCGCAGGCTCTGGCGTGCTGTCGTTTGTTTCAGTTGCACCGAGTTTTGGGGGCATAACCGCCAACTGCATTGCCAAGTCCGGTTCTGTCGCCTCCGTCGGGGGCACGACAGGGACTGCGGGTGCGGTTGGAACAGGCGGCGCGGCCAGCACCATTGCCGCCATTGGCGATATTGCCCTAGTAGGAGCGGGGCTGGTGACATTCGTCGCGGGACAGGCTGGCGTGAATGGCGGCGCGGTGGCGGGCGGGAATGGGACCGCCATCACTATTCCGGTGACCTCCACGCTCTGTCAGGCTGGTTCTGGCGGCGGCGGGACGACCTCGGCGGATTTCGCTGGTGGGGCCTGCACGTCGATTGCAAACTCCTGGCTCTCTGAACAACGTCCGGCCACGCCTGCGGCGGGCTCGTTTAACGGCTCGGGGGGGCTGCAACTCTGGAAACCGTTCTTCAGCTTTGGCGGGCTTGGCGGCGGGGCGTCCAATGCCGGAATCGGCGGCGGCGGCGGCCCCGGGGCCTACGGCGCGGGCGGCGGGGGAGGCGGCGGGGGCACGACAGGCGGTCGGGGCGGCGATGGTGGGTCGGGCCTTGTGATGATTATTTGCTGGTGAGGCGATGCTGAGTTTTCATTCGATCTCTGAACAGCCGATCAGCACGATCAAGACGTCCAGCGGCGGCTTCACTGCGAACGTATTGTTCAGAATGTTAATGGGCGTGGGACGATAAGGAGAGGACACCATGGCAAACCCCATCGTAGATCAAGACATCACCCCGCAAGAATACGAGGAAGCGGCGCGCCAACTCGGCGACCTCCTCCAGTTCTATTCGACGCTGGGGCGGTTGCAGACTGTTCTCAAGGTACTGGGGCAGGCGGGAGCCCGTCTCGTCGCCTATCGGAACGAAGCGTCTTCTCTCAGCGCGCAGGTGGACGCCCTCCAGGCGCAGGCCGATGCCAAGCAGGGCGAGATCGAGGCCCTTGACGAACAACTCAAGAGTGAGAAGGCCCTCCTTGAAAAGGCCCTTGAGGATAAGAAGGCGGAGCTGGACGAGAAGCACAGCGCGGCCTGTTGCGCCCACGACGACAAACTGGACGCCTTGGGGAAGGAACGGGCCGAGGCCGAGGAAGCCACCCGGAACGCCCTCGCGGATCTCGCCCGACAGGCACGGCAGGCCCAGGAGGACTTTGCCGGCACGCAACGGGACCGGCAGGGTCGCCTCGACGCCATGGACGAGGACATCAAATCCAGACAGACGAAGCTGGACGAGCTGATCGGCAAGGCGCAGGCCCTCGCGGAGAAGGCCGCTGCGGCGGTGGTCGGATGAAGACCCTGCGCCTCCTTGCCTTATGGATGTTGCTTTCCGGCTCGCCCGTGTGGGCGCAAACCATCTCCCAGCCGTCCGGGAACGCGCCCAGCGCCTCGCCGACTTTTACCGGCACGGTGACGATGCCGGACAGCACGACCTGGACGGCCAGCGGGCAGACGGCCCCGACCGACATTGTGCGGGTCTACTCAGCGGTGATCTTTTGCCGGTCCGACAATGCACTGTTCATCAATACCCGCGTGGCGTCGAACGATTGGGCGCTGGCGCGCACGGCGGGCGGCGCCGAGACGTACAATATCCGGTGCGAGCTGCCGGCCCCGACCCGCACGACGAGCGGCAAAGGCTATAAACTCACCGCGTTCAGCGTCTCGCATTTTATCGGCACGGCGGCGCTGACGAGCAACACCTTCAACGCCCTTTCGACCACAACCTATGCGAATAACGTGGCGAACGCCGTGGCGGCCTACGGGGGCGCCATCACGATCACGCTCCCAACGGCCACGCAAGGCAATCCCTATCTCACCTCCGGCGGCGTGGGGACACCGGCGTTTATGAACACGGCGAACGCCTCAGTCGGCATGGATTTCACAGCCGTCATGCAAAACACGGGGGTCTATCGCCTCTACGGGATTTCCGCCACCTGGACGCAGCAACCATAAAATGCGCCCGATCCTTGCCACGCTTCTTGCGGTCTTTCTCCTTGCCCCTGTCAGCGCGAGGGCGGCGGATGTGTTCGACCCGGGGGGCCCCGTCTCCGTCATCAGCGGCACGCCCAAATTCACCGGATTGACGGCGAAATCGGCCCTCTATCTCAGCACCACGCAAGTCCTCACAGCCGTCCAACTCACCAACGGGCAGTTCCTGATCGGCTCGACGGGGGCCGTCCCTGTTGCCAGTACCATCGCCATCGGGGCCTTGGCCTCGCTGACGACCACCGTAGGGGCGGGCACACTCACGCTAGACGCCATCCAGGACATTCGGACGACCGCCAGCCCTACCTTCAACGCCCTGACACTCACGACGAGCCTGGGGGTCGCCAACGTCACGGCGAGCAAGGCGGTGGTGGCGGGGTTGGTCAACCCAACCTACGGGGCATCCGTGACGATCACGGCCTCGCTGGGGAACACCTTCAGGATCACGGCGACCAACGGCACAGCGTTTACCGTGGCGAATCCGACGGCCGCCACGACTGGGCAACATCTGACGGTCCTAGTGCGGAATACCGCCGGCGGGGCACTCGGCGTACTGACATGGGATACCCTCTACAAACTCGGGGCCGCCTGGGCACAACCGGCGAACGGCTTCAGCCGGGCGATCACCTTTGTCTACGACGGCACGAACTGGGTGGAACTCTATCGAGGAGCGGCCGATGTGGCGAACTAGCCTCCTGACGCTCGCGCTCGCGTTGATACTGGCGGTACCGGCCTCGGCTGTCACCGTCCAGACCGTCACATTGGCCTCGGTGAAGACAAGCAACACGGGCGCGGTCGCGCTCTGCAAGGACTCCGGCAATCCGTCTGGCGTCAATACCTGCAATGTGGCGAACGTCAAGAACGCCACGACCGCGACGATCCAGGTGTTCGGGACAGGCGCCTTTACCGTCACCTTTCAGACCTCTGTGGATGGGACGAACTTCGTGAGTAAGGAGTGCTTTACCGCGGCGGATCGGACGGTCTCGGTGACGTCGACTACTACGAGCGGAGCCTGGGAGTGCCGAGTCTTTGGCTATAACCTCATGGCGGCCCCGATTACCGGGTGCGCGGGCTGCACCGTCACCATCACCGTCGGGCTGGGATCGGCAGGAGTGAGCTGATGCGAACTACTATTCAAAAACTACTGGCGGCGATTTTAGTAGCTGGGCTGTTCGTCAGCCCTGCTCAGGCCGTCACGCTGACCCAGATGAACCTGGAGAGCGCGCAGACCGTGACAGGCACCAAGACCTTCACGGGCGGCCTCAAGATCAGCGGTGCCGGCCTGACCGTCAACGGGATGGTGTACTTGGGGGCGGCGGGCTTGTTGCAGTCCACTGGATCCCCGACAAACGGTCAATTGCTGATTGGATCGACAGGGGTTGCCCCAGTTCTCGGCTCGATCGCTGGCACGGCGAACCAACTCACCGTCACGTTAGGGGCTGGGACGATCGCGCTCTCGCTTCCCTCGAACCCGATCATTCCTGGCCTGACGATCAAGACGCTTCCTTATATCGACGCGACGGGCGCACTGGTGTCTTTTGCCGCGCTGACCAACGGGCAGATGATTTGCGGCTCGACCGGGGCCATTCCGGCGGTCTGCACGATTGCTGGCACGACCAACCAGATTACGGTGACGCCAGGGGCGGGCACGCTCACGCTGTCGACCCCGCAGAACATTGACACCGGAGCCTCGCCGACGTTTGCAGGGCTGACGGACTCCGGGTTGACGGCAAAAGCGTTGGTGTATGGCGACACCAACAAGCTCCTTGCGTCCCTTGCCTTGACGAACGGGCAACTCGCCATCGGTAGCACTGGCAATATCCCGGTTGCTGGGTCGCTGTCCTGTTCCTCTGGGGTAAATTGCTCAACTGGGGCTGGCACGATCACGATTACCAGCACCGTTCAGATCCCGCGTTCGTACCTCGCGGGCCTCACGATGAGTACGGCGGGGGCCTCTGCCACGCTCACCGTCGCCGCTGGGCAAGCCACAGACTCTGGCAACGTCGATACCTTAACCCTCGCCGCGTCGACCGCAAAGACGACCTCGGCATGGGCAGTTGGTGCGGCGGCAGGGTGCCTGGATACGGGGGCCATTGCAAACTCCACATGGTATCACTTCTACGTCATCAAGCGGACGGATACGAGCGTGGTGGATGTGCTGTGTAGTACCAGTGCCTCGGCCCCGACGATGCCCACGAACTACGATTACAAAAGGCGGATCGGCGCTGGGCTGACCAACGGCTCGGCCCAGTGGGTGAAGTTCTCGCAGGTGGGCGACGACTTTACCTGGGACGTAGCCATCCTTGACGTGAATGTGACGAACCCGGGGACGGCGGCGGTCACGCGAGTCTTGACGGTGCCCACAGGTGTGCGCGTCAAGGCCGTGATGAATGCCCAAGCCAAAAGTGTCACGACGGCAGGACTTAACTGCCTCTTGTCGG